CTGGTAGATCTGATATTCAGTTTAGTGAAAAAGTAAAAGGCATATTAGCTAACCCAGTATTTAAGTTAGAAACAAGAGGTGTTGACGGTTTACTTAAAGCATACGGTATAGATGGAACTTTTAAATTTAAAACAAGAGAAGACGTAGATAAGTATGTAGCCGAAGTTAAAAAGAATTTACTACCTTTGATGCCTAGGGATTTTTGGTTTGGTAAACCAAATAAAAAAGGAAACTACGGGACTGTGTTTACACCGACATCTAAAGTGCTAGGTACAACTGACGTTGCTAAATCTCTTTACAAAGAATATTATGTGGATCAAATGAAAAAGCTTGCCACAGATCCTAATCAGAAATATGGTGCACCTGTAAAAGGCGTTAGTGATTTTTCAATATCTGGTTATGATACGCTTTTTAAGACAAAAGAAATTATAAAAGCAAAAGTTAAATCAGGAGACATAGCTGCTTTTAATAAAAAAGTAGGTAAAATACACCAAGCTATGTGGTATAGATTTAATAAAGCTATACAGTCAAATAAGGAAAATGCTAAAGTAATAGGTAATTATCTAAAAATAACAGGTAGTGATACTGGACATTGGCACAAACTTGGAGCTCAGTTTGTTGGTTACTCTAACAAAATTACAGGTAGTAGGTTTGAATACGAGCATGCTATGCCTGCCACGTCTGCTTACTTATATTTGCTAGATGTTTCATTATCTAAAAGTGCTTTTGAAAGTGCTTATGATTTTGTTATAGATAACTACAAGTTAATATCATTAGATAAAGCTATGGATAAAAAGCTTATAGCTGTAGGTCTTCGTAGTGAAATGCCAATTGGTTGGAACTTGTTAAACAACAAATGGTACGATAGATATTTTAGCGAACTAGTAGCTACTGTTGATGGAGGTATAGATCCAAGAGGATTAATAAGCATTGATGGTACTAACTTTCAAGATAAATATAGTATAAATGCAGATGGTAGTCCTTACATTAGAGGCACGTTTAAACCAGAAGCTAAATCACAAGTTAGAAAAGATAACATAGCCGACAAAGCTATGAAAAACGCTAGAAGTCCTAAGTACTCTGAGAAAATTAAAAAAGCTAGAGTGTTTGATTTTGATGATACATTAGCTCAAACAAAAAGTAACGTTTTATATACTATGCCTGATGGAACTACTGGTAAAATAGATGCTGGTACGTTTGCTAAAGATGCAGGTAAAATGGAAGCAGAAGGAGCTGTGTGGGATTTTTCTGAGTTTAGCAAAGTAATGAATGGTAAAAAAGGACCACTGTTTGATGTAGCAAAAAAGATACAAGATGCTAGGGGATCTGAAGATATATTTGTATTAACAGCTAGACCGCAAGACGCAGCTGGCCCTATTAAAGAGTTTTTAGGAAGCTTAGGTTTAAATATACCTTTAAAAAATATAACTGGACTAGCAGATGGTAGGCCTCAAGCAAAAGCAGATTGGATGCTAGGTAAGTTTGCTGAAGGTTATAATGACTTTTACTTTACAGATGATCATTTAGGTAACGTTAAAGCTGTCAAAGATGTGTTAAGTGTTTTAGATGTTAAATCTAAAGTACAACAAGCTAGAATAAAGTTTAGCGAAAAGCTTAGTGATGAGTTTAACTCTATGATAGAAAGAAATAAAGGTATTGCTGCTAAAGCTACTTTTTCAGATGCATTAGCTAGAAGAAGAGGTCAAAAACAAAAAAGGTTTTCATTCTTTATACCACCCTCAGCCGACGACTTTAGAGGTTTAACAATGTATACTTTCGCTGGTAAAGGAAAACAAGGTGAAGCTGATCAAGAGTTTTTTGACAAAGCGTTAATAAAACCTTATATGAGAGGTGTTGGAGCTGTTGAGCAAGCTAAGCAAAGAATAACAAACGATTACAGAGCATTAATAAAAAAGTATCCAGAAGTAAAAAAGAAGTTAAGAAAAAAGTTTGAAGGAACAAAATATACGACAGACGAAGCCATAAGAATATTTTTATGGGATAGAGCTGGTTTTACTATACCAGGTTTAAGTAAAACAGATCAAGCTAAAGTTGTAGACTTAGTATCTAAAAATGATTCTTTAATACAGTTTGCTGATGGAGTTGAGCTAATAACTAGATTAGATAGTTTTGTTGAGCCAAATGATTTTTGGGATGCAAGCACTATAATAGGTGATTTAAGTAGAGTTGGTAGAGATATTAATAGAAAAGAATATTTAAGCGAGTTTATAGAAAACGTAGATATAATATTTTCACCAAAAAACCTAAACAAAGTACAAGCAGTATACGGGTTTAGAGTTAGAGGAAGCTATAGAAGATTCTATACGTAGAATGAAAAGTGGTAATAACAAAACTAGCGGAGGCGGTAGGCTTGTTGAATCATGGAACAATTGGGTTAACAATTCTGTTGGTGCTATAATGTTTTTCAATAGAAGATCCGCACTATTACAACTTATGTCATCTGCTAACTTTATAAACTGGTCAGACAACAACCCCGCACAAGCAGCTTTAGCTTTAGCAAATCAACCTCAGTATTGGAAAGATGTTATAAGATTGTTTAACTCAGACAAACTAAAACAAAGAAGATCTGGGTTAGAGGGTGACATACAAGAAGCTGAAATCGCTCAAGCGTCTAGAAAAGGAGGAATGACAGGTGTTATATCTTATTTACTTAAAATAGGTTTTACACCAACACAAATAGCAGATAGTATAGCTATATCTACAGGGTGGCGCTACTTTTTATAGAAATAGAATTAATACTTATAAAAAGCAAGGTTTTGAAGCAAGTGAAGCAGAGGCAAAAGCTTTTGAAGACTTTAGTGCTATATCAGACGAAACACAACAGTCTGCAGATCCAATGCTTATATCAGGTCAACAGTCTAGTGTTTTAGGTAGATTAGTTTTAGCTTTTCAAAATACACCTATGCAGTATACTAGGTTGATTAAAAAAGCTGGTCAAGATCTTATAAACGGAAGAGGCAGTAAAAAACAAAATATATCTAAAATATTATACTACGGAGCTATACAAAACTTTATATTTAACGCATTACAAAACGCATTGTTTGCTTTAGTACCAGGATTCGATGATGAAGACGAAGATTTTGCAACAGATAAAGAAAAAGAAAAATACGACGAAAAGAAAATTAGAGGTGAGGAAAATAAAATAGCTAGAATTTCAAATGGTATGATCGATTCAATTGTTCGTGGATCTGGTTTAGCAGGTGCTGTAGCTGTTACTGTTAAAAATACTATAAGAGAGTTTATTGAGTACCAAGAAAAACCTCAGTTTTCTAGGGAAAATGCAGATATAATATTAGCAGCTCTTCAAATATCACCACCTATAGGTTCTAAAGCTAGAAAAATAAACTCGGCATTACAAACTTTGCAATATGAAAAAGACGTAATAAATGAAAGAGGTTTTGATGTTACAATAGATGGTAAGTTTCAACTTAGCCCTACATATAACATGATAGGTTCATTATCAGCTGCAACACTTAATTTACCTTTAGATAGAGCTGTAGATGAAGTTAATTCTATAACAGAAGCTTTAGATACTAGAAACACACAGTGGCAAAGAATAGCTCTTGCTTTAGGTTGGAGATCATGGGATACAGGTGTTAAAATTGAAGAGCATGATTTAATAAAGACAAAAGCTAAAGCTGCTAGAAAAGAAGCTGGTAAAGAAAAAGCTAAAGAAACTAGAAAAATAAACAAGCAGAAGTCAAAAGAATACAAAGCTTATAGAAGAAAAATTTTATACATGCTACCTGTTGAAGTGAGAGAGGAACTTTATAGAAAAGAAAAAGAATCTGGTATAAAAACACCTGCGTTTAAGTTACAAAAATTAGAAGAAAAATACAACGATCTAAAATGAGAACAATAAACAAAATAATAGTACATTGCTCTGCTACGCAAGAAGGTAGAAACTTGGATGCGGCTGAAATAAATCAGTGGCATTTAAAAAGAGGTTGGAAAGGGATAGGATATCACTACGTAGTTTTACTAGATGGGACTATAGAATATGGTCGCAACATATATGAGCAAGGTGCTCACGTTAAAAATCATAACAAAGGATCAATAGGAATTTGTTATATTGGAGGTGTTGAATCAGAACGTGGATCTAATGGCAAATGGATTGCTAAGGATACTAGAACATCAGAACAAAAAGAAAGCTTATTATTATTGCTTAAAACATTAAAGAAAATGCATCCACTTGCTACTATACATGGCCACAATGAGTTTGCTGCGAAAAGTTGCCCGTGCTTTGATGCTTATAAAGAATATTGTAACATATAAAAACTAAAAAAATGATAGATAGAATAATAGGAGGACCTGCTAAAAAGAAAACAACTTGCTGGAAAGGTTACAGCAATATTGTTAACGGAAAGCCAAAGTTTAAAAAGAAAGGTGGTAAAATGGTTCCTGATTGCAAACCTACTAAAAAGAAAAAATAATGGCTACAGACAAGAAAACATTAGCTTGTAACAAACCAAGAAGAACGCCAAGTCATAAAACTAAGTCACACATAGTTAAAGCATGTGAGAACGGTAGAGAAAAGATAATTAGATTTGGTCAGCAAGGAGTGAGTACAGCTGGTAAAAAAACAGATTCTAAATCAAAAGCTAGAAGAGCTAGTTTTAAGGCTCGTCACGGAAAAAACATAGCTAAAGGTAAAATGAGCGCAGCTTACTGGGCTAATAAAGTTAAATGGTAATGAGAGACAAGCTAAGAAATATTACGCCCTTTCACTTTGGGCCAGCACAAACACCTCAAGATGATTATAAGTTTGCTACAGAAGATCCAAAAAATCCGCCTGCTACTATAAGTATGCCTACTCCAGACGATGGTGTTTTCCAACAAATTGGAACCTTGTTTAGTAATCCATTTGATGGTGTAAAAGCTTTAGTTAACCAGACAAGAGGAGGTATACGTGAATCACTTGGTATGAGAGACGAGGGAGATAGAGATGGAGTTTATGGTAGCCTTTCCAATTTAAGAAGAGCAAAAGCATCCAATAGCGAAGATGTTAAAAAAGCGTTATCAAGGAGCTCAGCTTTTAATACAGCATCTCAATTAGCCGCTTTAACCAGTGGAGCTGTATTAACGGCATCAACAGTTAACGACCTTGCACAAGGAGATCCTAAAGCAGCTTTATTAAAGAAAGCTAAAGTAGTTAAACCTATTTACAACGCTATTAAAAAAACTGGTCTAGATCCAAGCAAATCATTATTAAGCTTGTATTATGGTTATAAAGGATTAAAAACAGGTAATAATATATATAAACAAAATAAATAAAACAATGAAAAAGCTAATAGATAAATTACAACATTTATGGAACAAGTTATTATATAAGTTAATGTTTAAAAAATATAGATAATGGATTTTCAGCAGATAAAATTATACGTTATAAACGCCTCTACTCTTGGGGTTACTACCTTCACAACATTAGAGATGGGTTTAAAAATATTACTATTAGTAGTTACTATAGGTTATACTGTAGATAAGTGGTTAAAACTTAGAAAAGAAAGGAACAAAAAAAAATAGGCGTACCATACCTAAAGTTCCTGTAACCAGAAAGGGCCCTCATTACGAGAGCCCTTTTTTGATATGTATAGATTATTAAATTTTTTATACACATTAGTTATTGTATGTATAAAAAAGTCATAACTTTTAGCCTTTAGCCATCACAAGCCAAACAGTCTTCACTCATTGCTTGTTGAGCTATATCTCCACGTAAAACAGATTCTGTTCTAGTATAATATAAAGTTTTAACACCTTTTTTCCAAGCTTCAAAATGCACTTTATTAAGCCATTTAGGGGTTGCTACACTTGGAAAAGCTAAGTTTAAACTAACTGACTGATCTACGTATTGCTGTCTCAGTCCAGCTTGATTAACTAACTCTAGTTGATTTATTTCCTTAAACGTTTTAAAAACTTCCTTAGATGGTATATCGTGCCCCATTTTAACATCGTCAAGTTCAGGTAAACCTTGAACGCTACCACCGTCAGCCAAGATTTTATTCCAGATTTCTTCATTATTTAGTTTATGTTTTCTTAATAATTTAATTAGTGTTGGGTTTTTCCTAATGAAAGTCCCCTTCGCACTCTGCTCTGTAAAAACATTCGCAGCCCACGGTTCAATACCTGGAGAAACATTGCCACTAAGCTTACTATTAGAAACAGTAGGAGCAATAGCACGGAGATGAGTATTACGCATACCGGTACCAACACACCATAAAGGCTCTCCGTAAATTTCAGCCAAATCTCTCGAGGCTCTTTCACTTTCGATTTTAATCTGTGAAAATATTTTCCTAGTTTCGAACTGAGCAAGTAAGCCTTCAAAAGGAATACCTTTTTCTTGGAGATACGTGTGCCATCCGAGTACACCCAACCCGAGTGCTCTTCCTTTTTGAGCAGAACGAACGGCATTTTCAAAACCTCTAAGTCCTTTTGCTCTTTGAATAAATTCCTCCATAACCCCATCAAGAAACCACGTAGCGTGGTATATAAGATTAGTGTCTTTCCATTCTTCATATTTTGCTAAATTTAATGATGATAAACAGCAAACAAAGCTGTGATTCTCATCTGTTGTTAATGTTATTTCTGAACATATATTAGTCATATGTACCTTTAATCCATTGTCTTTATATGCTTTTGGATTTGCTTTGTTAACATTTCCTTTAAACATAATATACGGTTCTCCAGTTGCTTTTCGCTTTCTAAGTAATTTACTCCATCTAGATCTTGCTTCCTTATCTCCTTGTTCAAGCTTACGCATAAACTTGTCACCAACAATTGCGCACTGATGTAAGTTAAGCGACTGTCTGTTAACATCTCCTTTAGGTTCCCTGATCTCAAGCCATTCCTCGAAGTCATCGTGTTCAATGTTGATATTAACTGAGGCAGCTCCACGACGGACACTCCCTTGATTAGTTGCAAGAATTGTTGAGTCATATATCTTGCAGAAAGGTACGACTCCGTCTGATGTTCCATTACCTGTTATTCTAGCGCCGGCGGGTCTGATTTGATTTATACCGATACCAACCCCACCGCCATGCTTAGCGAGTAGCATCATTTCTAAATTTTTTTGTCCTATGTCTTGGATGCTGTCAGCAACGTCGATACCAAAGCAACTAATAGGCAAGCCGCGATCTGTACCCGTGTTGGACAATACTGGAGAAGCAAGGCAAAGCCAACCATTCCAGATATAATCAAAAAATACTTCAGCCATTTCTGGTTTATAAAGCCTACGAGCAACTGTTTTAGCGACTCTTTGGTATGCTTCTCTAGGCGTTTCTCCGTCAAATAAATATCCCCCGGATATAGTCTTCTTGTATACGTCCGTATTACCCCACGTAGGGTAATCTTCTCCTTTTTTCCATTCATTGTTCCACATTTATAGTTCTAGTTTTTTTTCTTTATTATTGTTTTGCTCTTGCTCTCTGTCTTGTAATTGTTTAACAACTTTTTCCCATTCTTCCTCTCCTATATATAATTGAAAAGCTGTTAGAGTTCCTTGAGCTAAACTAGTATTCATTTGAACTTCTTTTATTAATTTTTGCATTACGTTAGTTAACGCTTCTACTTTTAGTTTTAATTTATTTTGTGCCATTATATATTTCTTATTAAGTGTGTTATCCACGCTAGTAGACCATTAAAATTTAAAGCTACTAAGTTCCATTGTTTTCTTGATGATGTTTGTACCATCACGCAAATAAAACCTATAACATATAGTACAGGTTCTAGCGTCCACTGAGCAGCTATTAAAAACCCAGCGCCCATGTAACCTATACGTGACGCCACTTTTTGATACGAAGTTAGCTTGTTCGTATAAGCTAATAGTTTTAATATTCTTCTATTCATTTGTTTTTTTATAAAACATTACCATCACTTCTCTATTATCCTTAAATTTATTAGGATATTTACTATGAAAATATTCGCAAGGATAAGAAACAAGTCTATTTGTTTTATGTCCTATAACGGTCTTTAAATCCCATTTAGATATATCGTTGCTGTCTTCAATCAATAGTCTGTTAAAATCATCCAATGAGTCTCCTACGTACGTGTCCCCGTGTGTTTTATGTTTCCAAAAAGCTGTTCCGTTTAAACCACTACAATTATCTTGACTTAAAAACAAAACTAAAGCTCTATCAGGTTGTTCACCTTGTATTATAGAATCATTATGTATTCTCCAATCAGTATCTTGATGCTCATTAGCTTGTCTAAAAAAACAAAGTATATTACTAACTTTAGATCCTTCAATGTCAGAAATTCTATCTGTTATATACTCTATAAACATAGAGCTTGGCTCTTTTACCCAAAAAGATTTACCAGGCGTTTTATGTTCCTTGTATTTATTTTTATCTGCTATTACAGCTTTTAATAAATTCTTAGGAAGAAAGTCATCTTTTATGTAAATCATTTTTATTATTTGGTTTAATTACTGGTTTAATCCTTGGTGGGTTTGTAGGTTTATAAGGCTTAACAAACACAGGTGGTTTTGGTGGTTTTACGTTAGGTTTAGATCTATTATAATTGTAACCTTGATTAAAGCTTGGAGCAGGATAAAAATTATAGTTCCAGTTTTGTAAGCTTCTTCTGTATTGATATCTAAAAGGGTCACGATCTATTAACTCTTTTATTCTTCTATCAAGCACTCTAAATTTAAAGTCGTTCACCGGGACAGCTAAAGTATCTCCTTTTTCTGTTATTGTTAATATGCTTTTAATCCTATAATCTGTTGAAAGATTATAAGTGCTACCACAGGACATGAAAAGTACTGCTAATGCAATTATTATTTTTTTCATTATTTTTTCTTTTTAAAATAGTTATACATTCCATTCCAATTAAGATCATGGTATATGTCTTCTTCGGTTATATTTATTTTACCATATATCTTCGTAGTCTTCGTTTTCACCAGCCTTCGAATAATCTGTCGGACGAATAGCGAAAAAATCAGTATGGGTAACGCCCCCGGTAAGATGATAAAACCAATCGAGATTACTCGATGCTTTAGCGTCATATGCGAAATACGATCCCAAGTCAACATAACCAAGTTCCACAAGTTTTTCATTTGCTCTCTTTTTTATAAATTGTTTTAAGTCATTAGCAGAGATGCCTTCAATGTCGCCCATCTCAAACATTTTGTCTATATATTTAACTTCTAACTCAACCATTGTTTCAGCTGCTTTAATAACATCTTCTCTGCACGAGCCAAGTAAAGTTTTATCTTCTTCGCACATATGTCTAAACAATTGGCAACCCATTTTACTGTGTAATGACTCATCTCTTACTGACCATTTCATTTGTTGCCCAATACCTTTAAGCAAATTTCTAAGCTGAAAAGAATAAAGAACTGCAAAGGCAGAATATAAAGAAACTCCTTCGGCAAATGCAGAAAATACAGCAAGAGACCTAGCAATACTAGTTCTATCACTCCCAGAATAAGATACAAGATTATCAAATCTATTAGCCGTCGCAGGCTCGTGTAAAAACGCTTCATAATCTTCTAGTTTTAAAGTTTCGTTTAAGTAACTATAAGCTACTGCATGTACTGTTTCCTGTGAGCCAAACATCATGGCCATTTGTCTTATTTCGTGTTTAGGAAACCACGATACGACCTTCTGGGTCCAATAGTCTGAAACAGCGCATTCGGTCTGCGCGAATCCAAGAAGTATGTTCCCAACGAGGTTTTTTTCTTTTTCATTAAGTTTTTCATTCCAATCTTTTATATCGCTCTGCATTGAGATTTCAGTATGTAACCAAAACGCTTGAGCTTGTTTTAACCAACCTTCTGTGTAGTATTCAGGATATTCAAATGGCTTGTACGCTACGCGCTCATCAAATAATCCCATTACTTTTTAAATATTTCTAGTGCAATATCAATCATAGGTATATATAATACGTGAGTTGTTTGATTTGGTTCATCGTAAGTTCTTATGCCAAACAGCACACCTGGATACCATCCTATACTTAATGACCAATTTTTTGCTTTTTGTTTTTTATTTCCCATAAACTTTTATATCATATTTATCTTGTTGTTCTACTAATTCTTTGTATTTAACCTTACCTCTTACTTCCCAACTCCATTTCCACCATTTATCTATCTGACGTTCAGCATACATTTTTCTTGCTAACCTTTTTGCTTCTCTAGGATTAATCTTACCGTTTCGTCGCATTCTTTTTGATTTTGTGGTTTATATAATGTAAGTGGCCCTAATCGTCTTTCAGTGATAAGCTTTTTAAACAATTTCCAACGCAGCGGAAACGATTCATTAGCTCTACCTTTAGTTTCAATTATAAAACCCTTACCTACAAAGTCAGGTGTATATTTTATATTAAGTATTTTTTTATTACCTCTGTTTTTATATTCTCCTTTACTGTTGCTACATCTTTCATATGCCTCAAAAGGAAAATCAAAAGCTTCTGATAATTCAAAGGTTTGACCTTCGTATAAAGCCGTTATTTTAGCTTTACGTAATGCCATATACATATAACGTTCTAGACCAGACGCGAAGTTGATCCCATCATATGAGATCTTCTTCGACTGTACTGGACCTTTTTTTCTTTTATAAGATTTCTTCTTCATTTAATTGTATTTGGTTTATCATTGCTTCTTCAATTTCATTCTGTAAACAATGACGTGCTGATTCTAGATACAGTATTGCATCCATTAATTCTTCTTGAACATCAACTATAAACCTTGACAAGTCTTTCTTTTGACCTTCAATCTCTTGCATCATTGTAGCCCCATACTTTTTTTGACCTATTAAGCTACGTTCGTCCATCTTCCTTAGTACATTTTGTACTATCTTGTCTTGTGTTTTAATCTGCATCTTTTACAAATGTTCCGTTAACCATCTTACCTGTTCTTGCTGCTATAACCTTATAAGCTTCATCAATACAATATTCTATATTATATCCTTCTAAATGAGCTAAATTAGTTAGCACAACAACTATATCACCTATAGCGTCTATTATTTCTGGTTTGTCATTTTTAAGTAATGCTTTAGCAAGTTCACCAGCTTCTTCTTGTAACTTAACATATTGTGTATGTGAATTACCTTTATCATATAAACCCCTGTCTTTAGCCCAAGTTCTAATTAGATCAAAGCGAGAGGGTATAGGATAAGGTTGAGGTGTATGTTCCGTATTATAGAAAGCCTCATAAAAAGCTTTGTTATAAACGTAACACCTGTTTTCATTATACATAGAAGGTTTTACGTTCATCATTATCCACTGTATGTTTTCTTTTGTTATCTCAAACTGGCCAAAACTTGTTTTCCATTTTAAACCTATGTTATCACTTAACCTGCCTTTTAATTTACTCACAGGCACGGGGAATGTTGAGGTTTGTTCTGTTGCGTTTATCTTCATATTATTAAATAAGTTTTTATATAGTTTTCTATCGACCTTGTAGCCGTAAGACTTTTGAAGTTCTATCTCCTTGTCTGATATAAAATCTATATCATCACTAGTAAATAAAACTTCGTACTCATTCTCCTTATAGCCTTGCATAAGGGTTACCCTGTTATTAAGATCACGTGTAACGCCGATCTTTTTACCTGGTATGTGGTATAAATAATACATAATTTTTGTTATAATTTATTTTTATATAAATGCATGTTATGTGCGTGATGGTAATACCAACCCGTGTCCATAGACAGTCTGTCTGCGATCATTTGGTGTAACGACGCAAATTGATATTGATCGTTACAAAAACCGTACCAGATGTCATTAGAACGCATATAGACTGACATACAAAGCTTGTTGTTTATAATACTAAACTGTACAGCATATGTACAAGGTGTATCATTGCTATATTGTGCATGCTCTTTAGCATCATATATACTTATAGCCGCGTGTCTCGTATCTGGATTATCTCTTAACTTATTAACTACATAATCTAGTTGATTGCTTCTTTTCCATTGATAACCATAGTTAGAGTTTACCTCACCACGCTCATCAGCCATACGTACCCATATCGGTGGTACTTTACCATATAACTCAGCTAGCTTATCAACAGTAGGGTCACCGGACAAATACCAAGACCACTCAGCAGCTGCGTATTTTTGACTCCATTTTCTTTCTATGTTTGTTATATACTTATCTGAAGGATTATCTATATAAAAACCACAATTAAATATAGCTTTAGTATCACCAAAGTCTATACCGTTTTGTAGTATTTCATCAAGAACAGCCTCATAAGCTTCATTTGCGTTTTTATATCTTTTGTTCATATTTCTCGTAATAATATTTGTAGTATTTAAATATCATCTCCCATATTTCTATTTTTTCAAATGTTTTAGGGGATCTGTTTAGTTTTCCTTTTATAACTATGTCTACGTGCCATTGAAATGTATTGTGAGCAAAAGGTGATATATATATATTGTTGTTTATACACCAGCTCATATGCTTTACATTACTTCTTGTAGGTACGTAATTACCCATGTTAACTTTTCCTTTCTTAGCCATCTATTCCCAAGGCATAGGATCATTATTAGACACAGGTTCATGAGGTATAAAGCAACCTGACTTTGGCTCCCATTTAAAATGAGCTTCAGCTCCGTTTTCACCGAGGTTTTGAAACTTAACTTTTAATATTTTAGCCTTAACAGTTTTAGCTTCATAATCTCTGTGAACTAATATACCGTGGTAACTAGCATCATACCATTCTCCACCACCTTTAATGTTATACATAGTTGGTTCTTCAATCTTACCATCTTTGTCTTTATACATTTTAGTTGGGTGAGCTACTATAAATACTAACACATCATACTTTTTAGCAAATATTTCTATTTTAGTTAAGTACTCCATAGTATATCTATTAACGTCCTCTGTCTTACAGTCAACGTCTCTAACTTTATTAAATGGATCAATAACTAAGCATTTAATACCTTTACGTTTAACTAACTCAGCACCTTTACGCAACACGGATTCTAATGTATAACGCTCCATGTCTATATGGAAATAATTACTATTACAATGATCCGCTATTTTATTCCATCTATCACCACCAATATCATTTTTAGTAGGCATACCTTCCCATGTCTTACGCATTAATTTGTGAGCATGTAAATACGTTGGCGCATTCTCTGGCGACGCAAAAGCAGTCTTCCAACCGTAGTTACGGTTATATCCGACAACCATTTGATCAACAAAGTCTGATTTACCACTACTAGGAATACCAGTGACCGTAATAAATTGACCGGTATAAGTAGAAAATATGTCATCAAAATTCTCAAGGCCAATTTGATATCCTTTCTTAAAGCCATTACGAACAAAGTCAGTAACTTCATCTTCAATATCTCTGAATGTCGTAACATTCTCCAACGGTACGGGTCTTGCTCCGGTGATACGTTGTACCAATTTTTCTTTTCCATATTTCTGTAAATATTCATTAGCATCTTTACAGTCATCAAATGACGCTAGGTAACAAACTTCAGCTCCAAGTCTACGGACTAATTCTGATTGCAATGCTTGCCCTGCTTCATCTGAGTCAACAGCTAATATTATTTTCTCTTTATCTTCAAAGTAATCAATACAATTATCTAAGTAATCAAGATTGTTGGAGTTTAAAGTAGCGCCATTAGGTACAGATATACTATTAGGTATACCTGCTTCATGTAAAGCTAAAACATCCATTTCACCTTCAGTTATAATACAATACTCATAACCTACTATACTGTTTATATTGTAGAATACTTTTTCAGCACCCTTATATAATTTAAAGTTCTTTCTACCATCGCGATACTTAACGTTAATAAGTTGATCGCCCATGAAATAATTGAACTTTATAGTGTTCTCGGCTCTACCGGTCTGTGGCATAAACTCAAAACCTTCACTGACTTCTAAGTCAATCAAGGTCTGAGATCCTATACCTCTTGTTTTAAACCACTCAATTACTTTATCACTTAAAAACTCAGGGTGTTCAGTTGAGTTAGGAGGACCTGGTGGTCTTACATATTCTTTTTCACTAGCTCCTTTACGCTGATAAGTATGTAACTGAAATGACGTGTTACAATTGTGACAAGTACCGAGACCCCGTTCCCAATCATAAGACGCGCATTTAGCCTTTTGATTCTTGGGTTTTCTATCGTGAGAACAAAGAGGGCATATACCCTGCTTCTTTCCCTCTTCAAGCTTATGTTGATTGAACTCGTCAATCAAAAATCCATTGATCTCTGTTGTCTGCATTTAATTTAATTTAATTGTTAATCTCCGTGTAGATATTCATCTCTACAATCTGGGCATATATCGCAGAAGTCATACTCCTCCTGCGACATTTCGCACCCACACGTTTCGCAAAAATCCATTAGAAAGGTAGATCGTCTGCAGGTTCAGCAGCTGGTACTGCTTGAGATCTCTGCGGATTGTCTTCTCTAGGAGCTGCAGCCACGTTATCGCCGTTAGTCCAAACTACTTGTACGTTGCCTAAATACGTTTTAGCAGTTTTTGTTTCACGTTCCTCTTTTGTTTGAGAAACAACGATAGGTCCTTGGTTTCCAAATTGATCTAATTCATCGTTTAAAGTTATAGTTATAGGTAGATATTTACCTTTTTTACCTTCGATTATTTTAGATTTATCTATATTATTTAAATTTATACTTGCTTTAATGATACTTGCCATAATTATAATGTTTTATTAATAAAATATTGAGTTGGGTCAAAACCTTCAGACTTATAAAATAATTCATAAGCCTGTACCGCTCTTTCGACTTTGTCCTTTCCTCGTTCGTAAAATTGTGGTGAGCAGTCAAAAATACCTATTTGACCTGTATTTTTATCTATAGCGATAAATAACATTTCATAACCAAATAGTTTGCTATAAATATAAGCTTGACTATCGTAATTGTACTTAGAGGCTGACCATTTAAATTGTTGAAGATCAGCTGTAGTTTTTAAATCTATTATCAGCTTTTCATCATGATTAATTATATCAGCTTTTCCTTTCCAATTATGGCCTTCAAGCTTTGTAACACCAGGTACTTCATATTCACACTTTGCGTTTCTTATAAGATCATAACATATTTTATTAGATAACATTTTATCTGTTAGTTTTTCTATATTGTCAACTTCGTGTTGTAGTAAACATAATTCACCACCTGACATCTCTTTATACACTTTAGTATTTCTAGTTGTAGCTTCTATAATCTTAAACTTTTTAAGTTTATCAGGTTCTAGAATAGCTGTATGGAAATATCCACCTACTAAAAAAGCTGGTCTAGCTTCAGAAGCTTTACCTAGTGCTAAAGGGTTTGTAAGTAAAGTACTAATGTCTGAGTTACTAAGGTATTTTTTACCAAAGTTTCCATAGTAATGCTCATCATCACGTAACTTTTCAATTACTTCTTCTTTATTCATATTTTATAGTGTATTTAATGCGCCTTCAACTTCTTTAGAAAGAGCATACTTAGCTTTTATTGCTTCTATTTTACCGCCTGCAGCTACGTATTCAACAGCTTTTTCATAAGCCGGATCTTTCTTTGATGTTAAAGTTGGTTTACCTGTTGTTGGCGTAAATTTCTTCTTGCCGTGATCATTTGTAGCATCACTGTCAGCTGTATCATCAATCAAGAATAAATTACCTAATGCATACTTTTTTGCATAAGAAGACGCTGAGCCAAATTGCTGAGGTACGTTCATACCTTTTTGATTTAAGTCAACACCTACAATTGCTGTAGCACTTATATTGTTTTCACCATCACTTACGTTTGCAGTAGACTGCATCATAGGTACTGGATCAACACTTATAATTTCTTCATTGATCGTTACTGATACTCCTAACTCTAATAGAAAGGGTTTTGTTGCTTCGAGAATGTCTTCGGCTGATCTGAAGTTGTATTTGCCAAAGGAATTAAATCTAGACTTTTTAGATTTAAATTTTGTTTGAATTGTCGCTAATTTTTCGTTTATGTTCATTCGTTTGTTTTTTAAATTGCTTATTAATATAATTACATGTTGTTTTAGTCATTTACATGAGTAAGTTAAAGATAATCAAGCACTTGCGAGTGATCTACGTTGTCTATTAATTTCTGTACAGCTTTCTTTTTTAGCTCAGAAACACGCACATAATCACTTACACCTGTTATATTTAATTCTTTAGCTATTTCTTTAGCAGAATACTTATCACAGTCTAAACCATAAGACAATCTAAGCACCTCGTACTCTTCGGTATTTAAATGCTTTTTCATTAAACCTTTTAAGTAAATATTCATTAATTGAATATTATAAGGCTCAGATTTATCTGCTATTTGATATATCATGTTTTCTTCATCATCATTAGTAACTTGAGCGTCTATAGACATAAATATACTATTAAAAAATATTTCTACTAGCTTTTTGTCTTTTGGATTCTTACGCATTTCATTGATCTTGTGTTCTGGAATCCTTATATCACCTCTGTTTATGTCTATCCTACGTCTTATATTACCTTTGATTCTTTTTGATAAGAAAGACTTTAGTGTTTTTTCAACATCAGGTGATTCTTCTATCATTGACCAATCTATTTTATCTACGGCTTTAACTAATCCTTCATTACCTATTTGAAGTAAATCGTTTATACTTAAAACACCAGATGCTTGCTGTGATGTTGAAAACTTACGAGCTAAATTCTCTACAAGAGGCATAAACTTTACTATAAGTTCATTTCTCGTGTATTCATCGTAAAACTTACCTTCTAGATTAGCTATAGACGTCTTAACATCTTCTTTGTATCTTATATAGTTTTGTATGTTATATTTTTTCATTTTCCATGTTTAATATTTCTTTTTCGTCTCTTAACTGTTTTGTTAAATTACGTTGAACTGTTCTAGTAGAACAATCGAGTATACCTGCTATTTTTGACCATGTTATATTCTCATATCTGTGAGATATATCTAACATAGCTTGATATATAGCTTCTGCATCTACTCTACTTGATCTTCCTATTAATTTTCCTACAATACTCATCTTCTCGTTAGGAGTTAAACCGCTATGTTCCTTGAATATTATCTTACGCTTCTTATTAACTGGTGGTTCTCCACCTATTAAAAAAACATCATCTATCATTTCGTTTAACTTTTTTTCACTTATAAAAAACGTTACAAATCCATTATTTTTATCTGCTATAAACTCATAAACATGCGACGGTAACAATCCACCGCCGCTGTCTTGATTTAAATAGTACAAAACTAAATAATGCCATTTTAAAGATCTATAAGTAGTAATCTTTGCTTTGCTACGAAACAAGTGATAACATTCATATGTACCATTTTCATAGTAGCTATACAAAGCGGTTTCTTTGGTTGGCTTATCGTTTATTGGATCTCGTCTATACAAAACCCTGCGATCATTTAACCATTTCATGTTTCTATCTTGTGACATTAGCCTCTTACTTTATTATCTTTAGGCCCTTTTGTCATCTTAGGTTTCCTAAAATTTTTAATTTTTGTTCTAATTCCGAAGGAATCATTTGATTCCATGTGTTTATATAATTTCCTTTGCATATGGTCTTGTTATTATTTGTTCATTTTTGTTTCTTACTGTGTGTTTTTCACCCTCGTAATAATTCCAGTAACCTGTGACGCTATCTCCATGCACCTTGTACTCGTCTGGCATGCATTGAGGAGGTTCTGTAAAAGTACTGTCCGGTATTCCTAGAGGTAAATGTTTTAAAGGTTCTTTGCATTTTATTATAGTTAAATGTGTTTTTTTGTATCTTTTAGTATATTCTTCACCGAGAGCTAGCATGTGATTATACAACCACATGTATTGCTCTGCGTTTTGTCTACACCATATAGTAGACGGATGATTATAATGCGCTTTTTTATAAGGAACTTCAACCATTGGGTAGTTAAGTTCAGCATAATGGTGATGCGCTGTGCAAAGCATTTGAGCCGATTCTAATATCATTTTTACTTTATGTTTGTCATAGAAATGGCTCGCTGCTTTCACTGGATCTTCATCTAAATAAAATATATTCATTAATATCTTCTTTTATTTGGTCTATTATAGTATTTATCTAATAATAAGTGTACTACTTCTTCGCTTATCATATTGTCGTTATATAATTGGTATATTAACTTACTCATAATTACGTAGTGTTTTAAACATTGGATGCCTGTAGCTATTAGCTTTAGTACGTTCGAAATAAGTAAAAGTAGCACGTTGACCTATATAGTCATCAATATTGTTAAGTATTTTTGTTAGATCTTTGTAGTTGAATCCTTTACCTGGTGGGCAACCGAACTCTATACCTTCATCATCTTTCATTATAAATTTACCTAACGTTCCTGTGCGTTTACCTTTACCTTTAACATAACCAATTATTGTAGCTTCAGCATCATGGAAATCCTTGAATTTTTGTAAGCTATAAGAGCGTTTTTGTTCATAAGGTTTATTTAAACGCAGTATAGAGCCTTCGTAACCTCGTTCTAAAAAAGCTTCATGCTTTAATTGAGCGTGATTATAGTGATAAACTACGCTTGTTGGTACATATTTTACACAATAAGAATAAAAACTAGCTACAGCTAGGTTATCCATACGTGTTTTATAACTATCACTACCATTAGCATAATCGTAACAATGAAATTGTACTAATTTTTTAGACTTAGAACGCACGTAAGGACTTGGTTTTTGAGTTCTGACTAATGATATTATTTGTTCAAAATCATCTCTTAGATCATGATTATACAGCTCACCGTCTAGTATAACGTCTGGCTGTTGATCGAAGAAAGGTTTAAGATCTTTTAATATGTGATTAATGTTAAGCCACGGTTTACCCGTGCGTGAATAAGCTATCACTTTGCCTTGATCGTCAGTCTGTATTATACACCTTACACCGTCAAGTTTTGGTTGCATAAACACATTCTCGGACCAGTCGATAGGTTTTGCATCTACTTTGTATGCGAGCATTGGTTTAATTTTCATTTACTTTTTGTTTTTAAGTTTTTTTTCTATTGATTTAATTTGATCTTGCAGTTCTTTACATTTTAAATAATTTTCATTTTTTAAGTTAAAGTCAAGTTCTGTCATAGCTTTAGCTAGTTGGGTTAATAGGCTAATTTCCTCTTCTTCATCATCTAATGTAAACTTCCAATCTTGTTCGTCGTCTACAATTTCTATTTTCATGTCAGGCATATTTTCAATAACCAATCTTGCAACTAGCTTTGCTAATTTTTCAATCTCTTCGTTTGTCATATATATATTATCTGATTTCATCCGTATTTTTTATGTATTTAGCTCCACTTCTTATAATCCATGTCTTGATTATATCTTACATCAACATTATATGAAGGTAAAACAAATACATTTTTGTTCTCATAATTATTAAAGCAGCTTATCCATACATCAGATTTACCAGTCCATAGTATATAAGTGTACATGTGATCAATACTTTCTACGCTAGGGTATAGATATTGACTGTTGTAGTGAAAGTCTTTTACTAAGTGTGCAGCTATTCTTGATGCGTCATTAAAATTAGTAAATCCTTGATCTTGTTGCATGTGATTTACCCATCTAGCTAAATTAACGCCATGCCACTCGGGATAACCGTCGTGGTGTAAATACATATTTACATAGCTTTTGTCAGCCAATAAGGATGGTTCACAAGCAAAACCTAGTTCGTTGTTTTCAGCTTCTGATCTGTCTACAACCATTGTTATACTTCTTGTACTCATTGTTTGTTATTTAAATATTAGGTGCGCAGGGAGGACTCGAACCTCCGACCTCTAGCTTATGAGGCTAGCGAGCTACCTGCTGCTCTACCGCGCAATTTTTAGTCAAGCAATACCATGTATGCTTGTGGGTTATTAATTCTAAACCAAATTAGAGCTTTATCAAATTGGTTTATTCTTTTTTTTGTCATTACTCTTGGAGATGACTCAAATAGCATGTTACAACCCATTATAAAGTCATAAAGACTGAGCTCAACATTAGTAAGCTCAATCTCTTCACCTGTAAACGGGTTTGCTACAGTTTCACCTTCAGTGTATAATTCACCGTTAAACCATTTAGGTAATTTTTGCTTAGTACTATTCATCTTCAGCATCTATTACATTAAAACAATCTTCTACATAGTCACATATGCATTCCTCTAAGTCAGACTCACCATCGAATTCTATGTTAGATAATCTTAGTTGGTTGTCGTAGTCAATTTCAAAGTCATAACTGTAAGAATCTACGTTATCAAAACTTATCTGTTGTACTGCTTGATGTACAGCTTCTCTTAATTCATCTATCTGAGACGGATAAAGCTTAGGTTTACTAACATCAGCTAGTTTTCTCTGAGCTTCTGCTAGATCGTCTTTTAGTACTTTTGCGTTTAACTCTACTGAGTTTAAAGTTGTTTCTAGTTTGTCAACTTTTTCTTGTAATTCTATTTTAGTCATTTTTATTTAATAAAGTGTTAATAATTCCATATTGATACTCCACCGTACATGGTTAAGTTTCTCATGTCATAGTTTCTTTTGCAAAAATCTACTATATACATAAGTCTTGCAAGTGGATCATTAATTAATTCTCTAGCATGCACTATATATTTCATAGTCTTTAGCTCACCGCCATTTATAACAGTGTATCTTTCTTCACGTTTATATACCTTGTTTAACTGATATATTCTGTCGCTTGAGTTACATCTTCTTACATAACCGGTTTTATACGAAGCTATTTGATCACCATTAGGTAAAACAAACTGTTTTGTACCATTTTTCTTTTGTCTTTTAGTAGTCATTTCTTTGATGCCGTACTCTATAAACATACGTTTAGCGAATAAATCTACTAGTTCTGCACGTCTCTGTTTCCAGTCCATATGCTCTTGTTCTAAGTCTCTCATGTTAATTTATTGTTTTTTTCTATTAATTCTGATAAGTAATTCCATACTTGTAATTCTACTTTAGTACTCTCGTACACCATACATAGCTCTTCCATTGTTATACCACCTGTATTTCCCGACTTTATGTCGTTTGCTAAACCGTCTATTTCGAATTTTAGCATAGCAACTTTAGCAAAAGCTTTGTTAGAAGCTCTTTCACTTAAGTCGCTTTTCGTTAATTTAAACACCTGTTCCATTAGTTTTTATCTATAATTTTATCACCATACATGAAACTAAAAGAGTCTAACTCCCAGCTGTTAACTCCACCATATGTCAATAGATCTCTAACCTCGTCAATTGTTAAGTGTGACCATAGGTACTTAGACATTAATGTATATTTTAATCTTTTAGCTGTAGCGTATTCTCTAGCGCTAGCTCTTAATTTTAGCTTTACATTTGGTAAAAGCTCGTCGTAAATTGTTTTTAATTCTGCCATTTGTTTTATTATATTATCAGTTTTTATTCGTATTTAATTTGTAATTAGTGGACGTGGCGGGAATCGAACCCGCACTACAATACATATTGTATAACGTTTAACCATTCACGTCCTACCCAGTCATTTCCTAACCGCTCTCCGGTACCTTGATTTAGTTACACTCAACCAGTACGCAGGTTTGTTATTTATTCGCTGGGCTTAGTAACTAGTGAGGATTCGAACCTCATACCCGTCGGTAGCCCGAGTCGCGAAGCCTGTCTTGCGTCTCTAACCTGACCTAGTTCCCGCTAGCTATTCACTTATGTGTAATCATCGAGCCGAATAGAAGGTGATGCAATGATGCTTCTAATTAATCTTCGTTCGCCTTTAATCATACCTAATTAAGCTACTAGTCTAGCTATTTACTACCTTAGAGGATCTTCGTTAGCTTAACTACTTAAAATACCGTAGCCGTACTAATCCCTCCACAGTAGCTATTAGACCTGCCGTGTCATCTCCTCCCTGAGTACACACAGCGACAGTCTACTTACGTCGCCAAGCTCTGTGCACTGATGCACTTACTTCTTGGCTAACAACTTGTATTGTATTACCTGTCTTGTGATTTATTATAGGAATATAACTGTAATCTTCTACAGTGCTGCAAGGAACACAAGTTTTATAGCCATAATTTATTCTGATAGGGTGCACTTCTGTGCCGCATTTACAATACATAGTTTATTATTTTAATAGTTACATTTATATTATCAATTTGAAATCGTATTTTGTTTGTGTGGAAATCTCTCTTGAGATAAATACATATACTCAATAGCCTTAGCCATAACATAATCGTGCAAGTCGTTGTAAGAATCACCTTCAACGTGTTGATCTGCTATTTGCCAATGTATACTATCATACATTAATTCTTTAGTGACGTCAGCAATACCTTGTGCTATTTCGTCTATTTCTTTCATTCTACTCATAAAATCTATCTTTTATATTTAATAAAGCTATTTTATAGCCATAGTTTTTTGCCATTTGCATTAGTAAGTAATCATTACTTCCATTGTTAGCTTCTGTAAATTGTAAAAGGTAATCTTGATTAGGTGTGGCTACAATACCTCTATCTAACATTTTTAATTCACTTTCTACATAGTCTTTTACTTTTTCCATATTATATCTTATTATATATTGTTACTTCAACCCAACCTTTTTCTGAATGATTTGCATCACATCTATAACCTTCTTCGGTTAACTGTTCTTCTAACTTCAACGCTGCATTCCACAACGCTGGTTCAGGTATTTGGTCATGCTCGTCATCATACATTACCTCACCTCTACACTGGTAAAACTGGTCGTTACCATCATCTTGACTTACATACTCGAAGTCCCATCCGTTTACTCTAATATTATCTTTCATTTATTCTTGATTTATTAATTCTTCTACTTCACAGAACAACATATCATCTATATCTGCTCTACTATAATTATCTTTGTTTAATTCGTAGGCTAAATCCCACGGGTTTTTTATTTTACTCATAGTTTATTGTATTTATTTTTTACTGTTTTTAAATCCCACTTTTCGTGGTGATCATTCCACCTTGCAGTATGGGCAAACGTCTTACCTTTAGCAAACGTTTTCTTTTGCCTTGTAACTACAGACAGCCATTCGCTATCAGTCAGTCTGCCGCATACTTCATGGGAGTGGACACGCCTATGCTCGCGACCACGATTTTTTCTTGCCTGTTCTACATAGAGGCATGCTTCTTTCATGTTTTTTGGATTAGACATAAGACCATATTGAAGGGTTATATTCAACATAAGTAAGACCTTTGAAGTTGAAAAACTCAGTGATACCTTCTTGATCTTTTTCTTCATTATAAATGAAAGCAAATCTTTTTGGTAAATCGCCAACAGTATAACCTTTGTAGGTTTTGCCGTCGATTTTAATAGTAGTCGAATTGACTTGTTTTAATTTTAGCATAGTTTATTTGTTAATTTGTTACATTTGTATTATCCAACTCAATTTGTATTTGTTGTGTATCTACATAAAATCTTATTCTTTCCTCTAAGTAATCTCTATCCATTATCTCATCATAACATAATAGATCTTTACTTATTGTGAAGTCGATCACCTTTTGACCAAAAACTTCTCTTAGTTCTCTCATAGTCATATTAGTCGCCTTTATAGTCTAAGGTTTGATAGAATACAGCCGCTGCTTTACGCTCTAGCTCGAGACCTTTTAGTATATTAGATCTATTATCTATGTAGTGATCTATTTTTTCTTTCATTTCTGCTTCTGTTTTTGCAGGAAATGATACTGTGTTGTAGCCTCTTAGTAAGTCTACGTCGTTACAAGTATAAGCTGAGCAATGTTCGCCGTTATACGCAATCCACTCTTTGTGGAAATATTCTGCATTTCTGTATTTAGCCATAGTTATTATTTATTTTGTTTTATAAATTCTTTTATTATTATTTCTAGTTGTTGATATTGATGAGGTGATAGATCACCATATTTTAAATCATTATCTTCACATATTCCATTCCAGTCAATGTAGTCTAGTAAATCCATATTATTTATTAGTATTTTGATAGAAGGTTATTCTTTCTTGAACGTCTTCACGAGTTATCTCGCCGCTCATTTGTTTTAGTACGTCGCTTGACATATCTATTTGCTTGCCGTTTTGGCATGTAAGTATAAATTGCATAGTATTATTATTTTAAAAGTTATTATTAGTAGACATGGTGAGAATCGAACTCACGTTAACCATTATGTCTTTTGTTCTATCCAGTTAAGCTCGTTGCCCGCAGGTTCGGATAGTCACCTTTATGTACACTAGTAGAAATCGTAGTAGATATCCATAACTTTAGACTTTTGCTCGTCAGTTAATTTAGTGTAATGCTTGTCGTATAGTCGCCAAGATATTTTTAGTAATGTGTATGAAAATGTAGACATAGTTATATTGTTTTAAAGATTATTAATTAGTTTAGTTTGGAAGCGTTGGTATACATATACTTCATCGAGTAATTCTTGTGGAAGAACTGGTAGTATTTCATGGTTACTTTGTAGCCAGAGTGATAAGAGCGATATGTATTTTATACGTTTCATTTTATTATATTATCATATAGATATTGTATTTACTGTGTGAACTTATTTACATATTCCACATGGAATAGAATCCATCGCTGAGTAATCTACTTGACCTGTTATCATCATGAAGATGAAGTAAGCTATTCCGCCAAAGGCTAAGGTTGCAAGTGATGCTATAAATCCTTTAATAGCGATGTCTGTTATTTTGATTAGTACGTAGTGAATAAATTTTCTGTTCATATTTATATTATTATTAGTTATTAGTAGACATTAGTGGAATCGAACCACCTCACAAAGTAGAGCTCACGTAGTCAAAATGCAGAGTGAAACCGTTATGTCTGTTTGTATTTGAAGTAGTATACTATTTTTCTACTACTTCACGACAGATTACTGGAACGCTAGTTGAAGAAGTATATGATTTATACTTGTGCCAGCAGTTCATAGTGTCTAATTTAGACTTCATTACTTCATACACTTTATCGTGATTGTAAGTGACAGTTTTGCCGTTAGTGAATACTACATTGATTGTAGTGTTTTTGCCGATTAAAGATTTTCTGATTACAAATCTTTTTGAATTTAAATTTTGCATAGTTAAGATATTTAAGTTATTATTATTATTTAGTTATTTAGTTACATTTATATTATCAATTGTGTTTTGTATTTTGTATGTATAAATGTGTATGTTTGTTTAGTTGTTTAATATGTCGTTATGTCATACCACAGTGTGTCATTGTGTCATATACTATTATAAGTATTATACTTTGTAATGTCATGACAATGTGTCACTTAGCGATTAGCTATTGTTTCCAGATCTAAGGAATGTAGCGATGAGAGCGATTGGTAGTGCGATGACAAGTAATAGCATATTGTTTAGTTTAATTGTTATTAGTATTTTAGTTACATATATATTATCAAACTGATTCTGTATTTCTTGTGTAAAATCTCTTTAAATATATAGAATAGCATGTGAAAAATTAGAGAAAAAAGTCTAAATATAGGGGGAGGGGGCCAGCAAAAGTTCGTATATATACGCTGGAAAGCTAGAAAACAATGGGGGCCCGGCGAAATAAATTGCATTTTCCTGAGAGTTTGGCTAGTGAAAGAAAGGGGGCAGTGCTATACCCCTATATACGTAACGATTTTTTAAAAACAGGACATAAGCCTTATAAGAGATATAAGTAAGGGGCTAGTGTCACACCCTATGTAAAAAAAGAAGTAATTGTGTAAGTATATATAATATATAAGAACAAGAAAAAAACAACTAAATGGCTAACATAACAGCGTACCCAACAGGAACACCTAAGGTAAATGACCTACTGCTTGGAACAAGTGTACCTCTACCCAACACAGACGACCAGCCAACCACCACAAACTTTACAGTAAGCTCGATAGCAGGATTTGCTAATCCAACAGCTGCCTACACAACGTATGTAGCTAGGTGGAGTCAACAAGGAAGTTCAGGTGTACCGGTGTCAAACATACTACAAAACACAACAGGTCTAACATGGACTTGGACAAGACTGGGTATAGGTTCTTATGACTTAACAGCTTCTGCTAGTTTTACAGAAAAAGTATATGCAACAGTTTCTGCATGGGAAGACAAGGGAATTTCTACACCTGCTTCTACAGGGTCAAAGTCTGTTAGTATAAAAACAGCTGGACCAAACTACATAAGAGTTACCAATATAGACAATGCTGATGGTAGCTTTGTAGATGACGTTACAAACGGAATGATAGAAATAAGAATATACAAATAACACATGGCAAGAATAAGTTCGTATCCATTTGATACAGTAATTTCGGATAATGATGCGTGGATAGGAACTGAAGCCACAAATAGATTAACCAGACAGTTTACAGCTTCCGCTGTAGCTAATTACTTAAACTTAAACGCTAAAGTAAACATCGGTGGGCAAATGTCTTTTAAATGGTCAGATACTCAAAATGGCGGTGTTGGCACTATATCTAAAACAGGTGGTGGTGGTTCTGGCTCTAGCTTTAACAATTTAACTCAAATAAGAATATCTACTAAAGAACTAAACGGACAAAACGTAGTTAAGTTTTTAGAATATATAACGGGTAAACCTATATTATTAGGTCAAGGTGATCAAATAAGCCAATTTGGTCATTACACATTGGATACTTATGTCGTAGACCCACAAACAAGTAGTTACTATATCGCAACCTTAACATACATAGGAGGTAATGGTACCGTAGCTACAGAAGGCACACAATATACTTTAATTCATTTTGATATAACTGGAGGCTCTGGAGTAAGTATAAGACAGGACTTTGGATCATCTAACCAATGGGTGATAAATAACACAACTGGTAAAGCAGAACCATCTGTAACACTTGTGAATGCGCAAGATCAAGTTATATTTGGTTGTATTGATTATACTAACGCAACAACAATAACAGTAGACTTTGACATACCTGTCACGGGGTCTTCATTTTTAAACTAACAAAACAAAAAAATAAATTATGCCTATTAATTATTACTGTTCAATCGGAATGGTTGGATCAAACATCGAGATGAATAAAAACCAGTTACTGGAACCGGTAATTGAAAACTCAGCAAGCCAACCATCTTCACCTGTTGAAGGTCAAATGTACTATGATACTACTGTTGGTGATAAAAAAATGTACTTTTACAACGGAAGTGCTTGGGTAGAAATGGATGGTTCAGGATCTGGGGTTATAAGTTTAACACCAACTGACGGTACTTTTATAGACATAACTCAAAATGCAACCTCAGGAGCAATAACAACAACAGCGGATCTTTCTGCTACTGGTACGCCTAGTGCTACTAAGTTTTTAAGAGGTGATAATGTATGGGCAACTCCAGCAGGAGCATATACTAAATGGCAATACCAAACAGATGGTGGAACTGCTATTGATATGGTTGACGGTGAAGTTGTAAACTTTATTAGCGGTACAGGAATTTCATTAGCTGATGCAGCTGCATCTCCAAATACATTAACAATAACAAACTCAGGTGTAACAAGTATTGTAGCTGGTTCTAATATATCTATAAGTGGATCAACAGGTGCGGTTACTATATCTGCTGTAGGTGATGTAACAGGTGTAGACGCTGGTGATGGTATTAGAATAGATGACGGATCTACGGCAACTCCAGAAGTAAACGTAGAATATACAGGTACAAACAACGTTGTGGTTAAAGCCCCAGACGCTGAAGGAACTGCTATAAACACAGCTGATATTATTATATATGGAGATTCTTCCGCTAGTGATGCTGTTAAAAGAGGTTTAGTTTCTGACTTACCATTTGCTCCAGCAGGAACAGTATCTGGTGTAACGGCTGTTAACTTTAAAACAGACGGTACTGCTTTAAATGTAGTTTCAAACACAGTTACAGGGTCTGGTTCAACAACCATGACAGGTGTATGGCAAGGAACTTCTTCTGAATATGTAAATGGTGAAGGTGATAGAGTTACTTTCCCAGCAATACCTCAAGGTGACATAACTGAAGTAGTAGCTGGAGATTATTTAACTGGCGGTGGAGCTTCTGGCTCAGTTGAGCTTGATGTTGAAGCAACAGTCGCGGCTACAGCAAATAAAATTGTAGCAAGAGACGGTTCTGGTTATGGTTATGTTATAACACCAAATTCTGGTGATAGTTCTACTAAAATAGCAACAACTGCTTTCGTGCAATCTTCATTAACTGGTTTATTAGAGTTTAAGGGTGGTTTCAATGCCAGTACCGGTGCAATAGTCGGTGGTGGTAATTTAACATCAGGTGCCGGTAGAGTTGCAGTTGCAGTAGGTGATTACTACGTAGTAACAGTTGCTGGTAATTTCTTTGGAAACGCCGCAACACCTTTAACACCTGGTGATTCAGTTATAGTTCAAACAGCTGCAGCAGCGGGAGCTTCTGTTGAAGGCGACTTTATAGTTGTTCAATCCGATACAGATCTAGCGACATTAACAACAGTTGGTTTAGGTAATGTAAACGGAACATCTAACCAAATAGGTGTTACATACTCAGCAGGTACAGCTACATTAACAAACTTAGATAGAGGATCAAGTCAGAACATATTTAAAAACGTAGCATCTGATTCAGGTACAGCGGTTGCAGATAATAACAATGATACGCTAACTATAACAGGTGGCGCAAACGTTACTACCTCTGTAGCTGGAGATACTTTAACTATAACATCAACAGATACAAACACACAAAGAGCTGCAGGTACAGGTTTAAGCTTGTCAGGAAATACTATAAACGCAAACGTAGACGGAACACAAACTGTCGCAGCAAATAGCTCATCATCAAATACAAATAGAACATATAAGATTCAAGTTGATTCAGGAGATAACTTAGTAGTTAACGTACCTTGGTCAGACAACAACTCAGGAGGTACAGTGACTAACGTTAGTGCTTCACATGAAGGGAATGCGTTTACTGTAAGCGTTGGTAATCCAACCACAGCACCGGCTATTGATATAGATGTTGTTGGTTCTTCTAGCCAGTACATAAATGGTGAGGGTAATTTAGTTACTTTTCCAGCTATACCACAAGGTGATGTTACAGCTGTACAAGCTTCAACAACTAATGATGAAAAAGGTATTATAGTAACAAGTAGTACAGGTCCTATACCAAAAGTTGGTCTTGATATTAAAGGTACATCAAGTTCAACAATAGTAGCTGCTGATAAGTTAATATACTATAACGTTGACACAGATACAAACAACACAACTACAATTGATGCTGTATCGAACTATGCTAGACAAGCTTCTGGTCACGCCGCTACATTAAGCGCATTTGGATCAGTTACACATAATTTAAATTCTTACGATGTTTCAGTGCAGTTATTTGACAACACTACTAAAGAAACAGTTCATGCATGTGTAGATAGAACAAGTGTAAATGCTGTTCTTATATCAGGAAACTCGTTCCCAGCAGGTGGAATAAGAGTTCTTGTTGAGAAAATTGGATAGTGTCATATAAATCAAATTTAATTAAATTAATGATAAAACCAACGTAAATGATACAATATTGTAATTATGACATAAAAGGTACTTTAACCGTTACTGGCAACGCAACTTTTTCAAGTAATGTAATAACTCCAAATGTTTTTACTGAAAATGTTTATATAACATCTGGAGGTACGAATTCCACTAATAGAATAGACAATGATGGTACTCAGCTTTATATAACATACGGCGGCACAAGCAGTCGTGCTTTAGAAATTTTAAATAGCAATGGTAACGCAACTTTTGCAGGAACAGCTACCGCTACATCATTTATTTCTTCAACTGATTCTGGTATAAATATTAATGGACTTACTATGACTAGAGTAGCGGCTAATTCTGCTATTAGAGTAAGTGATGGTCTTGAGACTTTAGGATTACTAAGAAGTTATGCAGGTTTAAATGTAGCTACAACAGGAACTTTTGGTGGTGATATAACTGTTTCGGGTGGTGATATAACTTTAGGTGGTACTGGTAGAATACAAGGCGTTGATACTGTTTCAGCAAATACAGACGCGGCTAATAAACTATATGTTGATAATGCTATCACTACAGCAACTGGAGCTTACTTACCACTAGCTGGTGGAACTATGTCAGGTAATATTGGAATGGGCAATAACAATATTACTGGTGTAAATGAGATAAAGGCTAATGGAGATGTTAAACTTAATACTTCAACTGGTGAACACGCTTTATATGGAGCTGCAAATGCTCAAACAATGTTGTTTCATAATGGTCTAAAAAAGTTTGAAACTGCAAGCAATGGTGTTAGTATTATAGGTAATATTGATTTAACTCCAAGTAGTTCTGATATTTCTATAATAGATAATAGCGGTGCTGCTTTAGAAGTAAAGCAAGGTTCTGATTTATATATGAGATTTATCACCACTAATGGAGGTGAGCATATAGAGGTTAATAAAAATATGGAAATCCAAGGGTTGACAGCAACTGCAGCTACTTTCTCAAGTACTGTAACTGTCAGCAATGGTCAAATAGTTTTAAATGGTACTGGTAGAATCCAAGGTGTAGATACCGTATCTGCAAGTACTGATGCGGCAAACAAGGCTTATGTTGATTCGCAAATAGCTACAATACCTTCTGGTTTAAATTTTCAAGGTAACTGGAACGCAAGTACAAACTCACCAACACTTACAAGTGGATCTGGTACACCTGGTTTTTATTACAATGTATCTGTTGCTGGTAGCACAAACTTAGATGGCGAAACTGATTGGCAAGTTGGTGATTGGGCTGTGTTTGTAGAAGCTGGCGCAACTGATAAATGGGAAAAAATTGATAATACTTCTGCACTAACAGGTGTTGGTGTTTCTGGAAGAGTAACATTTTGGAACGGTACAAATACACTAAGTAGTAATAGTAATTTTACTTATGATGGCAATAATTTAGCTGTTGGTGGGAGCATGACCTGGTCAGGTGGTAGTTCAACTGAATCTAATTTAGCTTATGATAGAAGTATTACTTCATTTAGTGATTCAGGTACGTCTACCGTGACGTTAACAATAGGTAGACAAGATGGTAATAGTTTAAGCACATCATTTAACGTACCACAAGGAACTGTAACTGGTACTGGTAGCAATAATAGATTAGCTTTATGGAACGGAACAACAGCTATTGATTCAAATGAAAATTTAAGTATTTCTGGCAACGATCTTGCTATAGGTACTCAAGCTGGGACTACAACAGCAAGACTATTATTATACGGAACTACAGCTAACAATGGTGCTTCAGTTATAAAAACAACAAACGGTAATTTACATATTGACTCTGATGATGGCCATTCAACATATGTAAACTATTACACAGGAACTGATACTGGAAGCTCTCTTGTAATTGGAAACGGAGCAAGTGGCACATCTGGAACTTTTTTCCAAGCAACTGGTGCAGCAACAATTGGAGGTGATTTAACAATTAGTGGTGGAGATATTACATTAAGTGGTACCGGTAGAATACAAGGAGTAGATACAGTGTCAGCAAGTACTGATGCTGCTAATAAAGCCTATGTAGATGCTCACACTAGTGGAGTGCAAACTATCAATGAAGGAGACGGTATAAAAAAATCAGGTACAGCTTCAAGTGTTACTATTTCTGCAAATTACGATTCTGGTGATTCAGATAATTTAATACACGCTGCCACAGCTGTTAATTCTATTAATGGAGCATCAAGCGGTTATGCTGCTTATGTATTAGCTGCGGAAAGCAATCCTGGACTTGCAGCCGGTCCAGTTAATAAAATACGAGTAAGCGATATACACTTAGATGATTTTGGAGCTGCAGAGGCAAATATAAATTTAAACTCAAATAAAATAACGAATTTATCTACGCCTACCGTATCAACTGATGCTGCTACTAAAGCGTATGTAGATGCAGTACCCACAGGAAATGTAAGTGGATCTGGATTAAGTACACGTATAGCTTTCTGGAGTGGTGGTTCATCTTTAACATCTGACCAAGATTTAACATTTGCTGTTGGAACTAATAGATTGTCTTCAGGTAATTATATAATACCAAACAATGGTGATTATTTAGGAACAGATACAAGTGGAGCTGCAAGAACATTAATTACCTTAGATAACAGTAATAATGTTGAAATTTCAAATGCAGCTTTATCAGCGAGTTCTGATACTAATATATATTTTGGAGATAATTTTAGGATAAAAGATGGAGGTTCTACTCGATTTTCAGTACAATCAAATGGTACTATTTCTGGAAATGGAAACACATTTAATAGTGGGCCAATAAATTTAGAGGAAGACAATAAAATTATATTTGATGATGATGGTGATCAATGGAATTACATCCAAGCTACAAGTGGTGATATGGAAATGGGTGTTGGTGGTAATGGGTTAACTTTACGGAATATTGAAGAAAATATTTATGGAGAAATAACAGTTAATACCCTGAGAAACGTAGTTGATAATTTTATTACTAATAGCACTGCTACATACATACCTGTTTACACTTCTGCCTCGAGTTCAACACCTCAAGTACAAAGACAACAAACACCTGCTAAGTTTATTGAGAATAATGGAATAGTCAAAGGTGCGCCAGGAACAAGTGGAAGAGTAGCTGTCTGGACTGGTAGTGGATTTACAAACTCAATAGGTTCTGATACTTTATATTGGAATTCAACTAATAATGTTTTAGGTGTAAACTACAGTGGATCTACATTCAATAGTGGAGCAGTGCAAATCCAAGGTCCAACTTCAAATTCAGGTGGAATAGGTCTTCAAATATACAACTCTACATCAGGTGCTCCTTACGGTGCGCATGGTATTTTTGTTAACGGGCCAAGGTACGGTAATGCTGGTATATCTGTTAAAAATCCTAATGTTGGATCTACCTTCATGAGATTTTATAGTAGCTCTGGATCGTCTGTAGGTACTATTAGTCAAAGTGGAAGTTCGTCTACTAGTTATAATACTTCATCTGATTATAGATTAAAAGAAAATATAGAGCCAATGTCAGGTTCTATAGAAAGAATAAAGGCTTTAAAACCCTGCAGGTTTAACTTTATTGAAGAAGAAATAAAGGATAAAAAAGGCGTTAAAAGAAAAGTAGATGGTTTTTTAGCCCACGAAGCTTCAGGTGTTGTTCCAGAAGCCGTTACAGGTCAAAAAGATGAATTAGATTACAAGGGAGATCCTGAATACCAATCAATTGATCAATCAAAATTAGTACCTTTATTAACAAGCGCTTTACAAGAAGCTTTAGCTAAAATTGAGTCATTAGAAACCAGACTTGACACCTTAGAACAAAAAAAGTAAAAAATAGTAAAAACTTGTAATAATATATTTATACCCTGCTCGGGAAGAGCGATAACCAATGTCAATTTAAAACCAAAACCAATGACACTATTTTATTCGACTAATACGTGGAGTAGTCAACCACAATCACAACCAACACAACAAACCTTAGACCTTTGGAAGCATGTTGCCAAAAAATCTAATTGGAGAATTGTGCAATTACCAAACGGTTTTTATCAAACCGAATACAAAGATCCAGACTGCGAGTGTAATCCAGAAAAGGATATCTGCTGCGAAAAATGGATAGACGTAACGAGACGCGAAACAATTGAAGGAGCTGAGCAAGCTATAGATGCTTCAATTAACCACTATGAGAAAAAACTTTCTTATATTCGCGGACCACAAGTCGTTAAGACCTTTAAGTAAAATAAATAAAATTTAATCTAATCAAATTATGGACGGAATCGTCAAAAACCTTAGTTTTGGAAAACAAGCTAAAAACAAGGTATTTAAAGGAATAGAACAACTCACAAAAGCTGTTAGCTCCACGTTAGGGGCTAGCGGCAAATGTGTTATCATGGAGGACAACTCTGGTAACCCTATAATAACTAAAGATGGTGTAACTGTTGCTAATTCAGTTATATTAAGAGATCCTGTTGAAAACATGGGTGCTACGCTTTTAAAAGAAGCAGCGCGTAAAACGGTTAAAGAAGCTGGAGACGGAACAACTACAGCTACAGTTTTAGCCCACTCTATAATGAAAACAGCTTATTTAGAATTAGGTTCTGATAAAAGCTTTAGAGAAATGAAAGATGGTATATCATCTGGAGTTGAGAAAGTTGTAGATTATTTAAAGTCTATTTCTATAGCTGTTAAAGGTGATATGATAGACGATATAGCTACTATATCAACAAACAACGATAAAGAGTTGGGTAAACTAATAGCTGATGCTTTTAGAGCTGTAGGCGAAACAGGTGTGGTCACAATGGAGCCGTCAGACGGTGGTGTGACTAAGGTTGAAATAGTAGAAGGTGTAGAATATAATAAAGGATTTTCACACGCTGAGTTTATAACAAATAAAGAGAAAAACGTTTCTGAATTAGAAAACGCTTTAGTTCTTTTAATGGATTCAAAAGTAGATTCAATAAGGCAAATACAACCAGTACTAGAATATGTTATAAAGAACAACAGATCATTACTAATTATTGGCGAAATAGAAGCAGGAGTGCTATCAGCTTTAGTGATGAACAAAAAGAAAGGTAATATTAAAATAAATGTTATTGAGCCTCCAGCTTTTGGATTAAGAAGAAAAGAAATATTTGGAGATTTATCTTTACTTACAGGGGCTACTGTCATAAATGAAGATTTAGGAGATGACTTAAGTTCTATACATGTTGATTATTTAGGTGTTTGCGAAAAATCAACATCTACGCAAGATCAAACGATAATACAAGTAAATGATGTTTCTGAAGAAGTTGAAGACATTATAGCAACTATAAAAGAAGATTTAAAAAAGAAAAACAAACCTCATATTCAAGTTGGGTTAGAATTAAGATTAGCTAGACTAAGCGCGAAAGTAGCTGTAGTTAAAATAGGCGCTAATTCTGACATTGAATTAAAAGAAAAAAGCGATAGAGTTGAAGACGCTATTTGTGCTACAAAAGCTGCCATTAAAGAAGGTATTGTACCAGGAGGAGGTATTGCTTTGTTAAACGCTTCTAATGTTTTAAAACCAAAAAGTATTGGCGAAGAAATATTACTTAAAGCAATAACAGCGCCTTTCTCAACACTACTAGCAAATGCTGGTGTGGTTTTAACATCTGAACAAAAAAAGCAATTAGAATCTTCTAAAGGCAAAGGGCTAGATGTAGTTACAGGAAAAATGGTTAATATGGTTAAGTTTGGTATTATAGATCCTTTATTGGTTACTAAAAGTGCCTTAATTAATGCAGCTTCCGTAGCATCAACAATACTATCTACCGATTGTGTAATCAATAACATGAGAATAGATGAAGGCAGTAGGTAGAAATTTAATAATAGAAAAAATAAAAGAAGGAACTACTGAAACAAAAGGTGGTTTACTTTTAGCAGGTTTACATAGAGACGATATAAGGTACATTAGAGCAAACGTAGTTGAGATAGGAGACGAAGTTGTTGGATTACAAAAAGATGACGTTATATACTACGATAGACATGCTGGACACAAGATAGAAATTAACGATAGATCATACCACGTAATTAAGACACAAGATGTGGTTGTTGTTTTATGAAAAAGCTAGACGCAAGTAGTTTAAAAGATTTAAACTTGCTAAAACATTACCGTATAATACGCAAATGGGCTTGTAAAAACAACAGCTTACGTGAGTCTGATTTGGAGTTATTAATATATCTTGACTGCGTAGATCTTTTTACGAAAAAAGATTTTGAAGCAGGTGTATATTCTTATAGTTGGGATAATAGACGTTGGTCTAGATTGATAAAAGAAAACTGGATAACTGTTTGGAGAAAAAGAAACAGAACAACACAGACTTATAATATATATAAAGTTTCTTTTAAAGGTAAGCAATTAATAAATAGAATTTACAAGATAATGCTAGGAGATGAAAAAATACCTACTAGCTCTAGAAGAAACAAAATAATTAACGGTAAATCTTACATGGATAAGGTTTTGACTAAATCCATAAAAAACGTAAACAAAGATACACTATGATTCCATTCATGAACTTCGGAAGATCTGCTGGTGGGCTACTAGGCGGTTTAGCATCTAAACTTGCAGCTAGACAATCACAATCAGCAACTGGTCAAAATACTAGTAATAATAACATTCAAGACTTAACGTCAAGAGTTAGTGCTTTAGAATCAGCGCAACAATCAGCAGTGGGTTCAACTCCCCCTGCAGATCCAGCTTCAGCTATGGCTGCTGATATTTCTGATCAAGGTTCTTTAGCTGCTTCTAATCCAAGTATGATGGGTGTATCGCAAATGCAAAATAGCCCTATAAGTGAAAAAGCTTTTGGTTTACCAAACGAACAGATAACAGGAACATTTCAACCTCAGCAACAAATGCTAGAGCAGTCTATGAACGTCCCTATGATTAACATGTAAATAAAAAAAATTATGCATAAAACAGATCCAAATTACAATGAAACTATGGCATCTAAAAACGCTCACGGCGTAGTAGGTGAAAGCGCTATATGGGACGGACCATTAGATCAAGAAGGTAGAGTACACGGAATGGGCTCTAGCTCAGGAATAACAGGTATGCAAATATCAAAAGCAGCTGTGCCTTATAAAGGTTTAAATGCTGTTTTGTGTGCTCAAGGAAAACAATATTAAAAAAAAATAAATGGGACTATTTAGAACACAAGACGCTGTAATAAGCAAAGCAATGCCATTGACAGGTGCAATGATTGCAAGTATAGATGTTAGACCAGCTTGGGAGTTTCAAAATCAATCAGGCGTATTAGGTACTAACTTAAACTCATCTGTTATATACTGTGGAGACATGGGTACAGCTGGTGATGCAAAAATAACTGTAATTTTACCAGGAGTGGTATCAGCAACAGGAGGTGCACCAGTACCGTCTCAAGCTATAACATTTGAAGGTTTACAATCAGGAACTATACTTCCCGTGGCTGTAGATTATGTAACAGCAGTTGCAGGAACAGGTATAACAGTAAGTGACTTTATAGTAGGTAGATAAGATATGGATACAAAAAAAGGATACACAGGACAATACTCTGGTAACTATCACAGACATACTAGAGTGACTCAACACAACTACAAGGCTACAAGAGCTGATGATATACACCATATGAAATATCTAAAAGAAGATATTGATTATGATAATGAACATGGTCACAGTGATATAGATATGACTGCTGATGAAAAACACATTTCAAAATTAGCTGGAGATCTTAAGTATGATGAAAAACATCATTAAAACAAACAGAGTAAACTGATAAATCACATAAAACAAAAACAAAAACAAAAACAAAAACAAAAACAAAAATTATGGCAAAATTTGTAAAATTTAAAATCGTAAACAACAACGCTACTTTAGCAGCTGGGGGAGATTACTCTAGAGATGTATTAGTAAACGTTGATGACATTGAAAACGTAGGAGATGTTGTAGCAGCAGGAAACTACAGTGTAGTAGTAACATTAAAAGGAATTGTTGGACTAGGAGTTGGTCATGCTGACGGAGCTGCTGTACCAGCAGATACTATTGGTGGTAGAATACTTACTCTTCAAGTTTCAAAAAGCCCTATTGGAGCTGCTACTCCAGCTAACGCTGATGAGCCAGTTGCAATCACTGTACCTGCTAACATGCCTTCTCAATCTATTATAAAAGCTTTAACAGCTAACCCTGGTGGTGTAGCTGCTTCTTGCCAGTTAGGTAAAGACGGAGCTGGATTACCATCTAGCAATCAAATGTACTGGTCAAGCGCTGTATTTAGTTCTGATTCAACTCTATAGTAGATGAAATCTAGAGGACTTGGCGACAGCATTGCTAAATTCACACAGAAAACAGGTGTTAAGACTATCGTAGACAGAGTGTCTGATGGTCTTAACATTAACTGTGGTTGTAATAATAGACAAGAATGGTTTAACGAAAAGTTTCCTTACAGAAGATAACATGGCATTTAAAATTAATTCTCCGTTTGATTTAAGCAAGATGAATACATCTGTGTTCGAAAGAGATATGGGAGAAGATCCTGTATTTGCTAGAACACCTAAAAACGGGGTTATCATTATAAATGAAGACTTAAAAGATCCAGTAGAATTAGAGAAAACATTAGCTCATGAACAAGTTCACGTTGATCAATACAAAGATGAATTAAAAAATCCAGGCACTGGATTAGATTATGAGGTTGATTCTAAAGGAGCTGGTAAAGTAATGTTTAAAGGAAAAGAGTACGACTATTCAGTAATGCAAGCCGGTAAAGGTCCTTGGGAAAAAGACGCATACGCCGCGGAAAGAAAATTAAAGCAAAAAAATTAAAAAAACAACAATGGCAAAAATGAAAACAAATCAAGATGGCGGAAGTTATTCTGCTAAAAAATCAAGCGCTCCAGCAAAGGAGTTAGCGGCAAACCAAAAAGGTGCAGCTAAAGGTATGGACCATAAAAAAGGTGCCTGCTGACTACAGTGTTGGAAAAGGATCTCACGATCACCCACACGGAGCATCTAGAATGGGTTACAAACAATCATTTGGAGCAAATAAAGCAAACTGCTATGCAAAAGGCGCTGCTAAGGTAGCGGAAATAATGACATTTGGAGCTTCTAAATATATGAAACATGGTGCAGCTGACGCAGGACACGGTGGACCAGAAGGTCACGATCACCCATCAATGACAATAACATCTAGAAATACTAGCGGTGGTGGAAGTTCTTCTTCTAGCTCAAACACCACTGGAGGCGGAAGTTCTAGCTCTATGCAATCAACAGATAATTTAGCTAACTATCAAGCAGGTTTGAAAGATTTAGGACCTGATTTTAAGCCAACTGCAGAGCAAACAGCAAGGAGCTAACGCTAGAGTTAGAGAGTTGAAAAAGAAAGACGCGGATGCAGCTACAGCTAATGCTGCGAATGTAACATCGTCTAGTAGTTCATCTAACAATACTAATGCTGGTAGAAGTACAACTACTTCTAATACAACTACATCACCAAACTCGATGGCTGAGACACTTCTTCAAGCTAATATTGGAAATGAAAATAGAGCACAGAGATTTAATTTTGATAGAGACGAGGCTAATATTAAAGCCGCTAATGATTCTATTAGGGCTTCTAATAGAGCGTTAGATAGATTGCCTAGACATAGACAATTAACGCCACAAGGACAGAATTTCGCAGGTAGAGCTGGAGGTAGAGCAGCTGCACAATCTAGACGTGATAGCGGTCTTTTCAGTAGAGAAGAGGTTACTAATATGTATAGAGGTGGTCAAAATAAACAATAATAGACTTTGAAAAAAATAATTCAATGGCTTACAGGTGGCGTCATCAAAGAAGTTGGTGACGTCATTGATAAGCTTACAACCACAAAAGAAGAAAAGCTGCTAATTAAAAAGCAAATCCAAGAAATCATGGATAAAGCTAATGCTGAGGCAGAGAGTCAAATAACAAGGCGTTGGGAAAGCGATATGAAATCAGATTCATGGCTTTCTAAAAACACACGACCTATGGCTTTAATATTTTTATCTATTATGGCTATAGCTTTTATATGGGTTGATAGTCATCATGAAATATCTTTTACTGTAGAGCAAGAGTGGATTGGATTATTAAAACAGTTACTTACAACTGTTTATATAGCTTACTTTGGATCACGAGGCGTGGAAAAATTCAAATCTATAAGTAATAATAAATAGTAAGAGTATTAATTAAATTAAATAAAATCTAATAAAATGAAAAAACTAATATTATCATTATGTTTATTCTGTTCTATTCTAATGTATTCACAAGATAGAAAAGAATTTGCTGGAGTGTGGCAAGACATCAATAACGAAGAAACTGTTTTAGTTGTGTATCACGACAAAATTATTAAATCTTTAAAATTTTGGAACTTTAAATTAGGTGACAAGTTTAACATTAAAGAAAGTTTTTTATATGAAAAAAACGGTTTAGTTCAAACAGAGTATGAAGACAATATTAATAATGTCAAATTTATTACCGAGTACAGATTAGAAGATAATATACTAACAAAAGAAGCAAATGGTATGCTTCAACAATTCACTAAATTAAATTAAATTAAATTATGAGTAAAGTAAAAGAAATGAAAGTAAACAAGATTACAGAAGAGCAATTAAAAACTGTAACTGAGCAACAGACTAAGATGAATGATCTGTTAAGACACATAGGTTTGTTAGACGTGCAAAAATTAAACACGCACGCTGCTATTAAAGAAATAACTGCTGAAATAGATAAAACAAAAAAAGAATTAGAAGATCAATATGGTCAAGTCAATATAGACTTAAAAGATGGTTCTTATACAGACATTGAGCAGAAAGATGACAAATAATATTAGAAAGATTAGTATTGGGTCTGACTACAAAAATGATGCTATGCATTACTCTGTAGGTCAACAAGTTTATGGTGGTCATGAAATATCACATATACTTTTTGAAGACTCAGATAATTCTTATAATATACATATAAAGAAAAACAACGAGGTATTGCCATGGAAAAAGTTTAACTCTAACATGGCTATATCCGTTGAGTACGATTTAGAATACTAATGAAAAGCTTATACGACTTTATAGTTAGACCGGTTGGAAACGAATACGATAACGAAATAGAAATAGGTAATAAAAAAATAATACTTAATACTAAAATAGAAAGTTTTAAATTCGTTAACAACATAGCCGAGGTTGTAGAAACTCCTAAAGCATTTAAAACACCTATAAATAAAGGTGACTTCATAGTTATACATCACAATGTTTTTCGCACGTTCTACGACATGAAAGGTGTTAAGAAAAAAAGTAGATCGTCATTTATTGATGGTTTATATTTTTGTGCACTAGATCAAGTGTATCTTTATAAGAAAAAAGACAAATGGAAATCTATAAACAATAGATGTTTTATAAAACCACTAGTTAATAAAGATGGTTTAGAAGTGAGTAAAGAGCAAAAACTTATTGGTATACTTAAAATAGGTAATAGCTCCTTAGAAGCTCTAGGAATAAGCGAGGGTGACACTGTAGGCTACACGCCCTATGGTGAATATGACTTCATTGTAGATAAAGAGCGGTTGTATTGTATGAAATCAAATGATATTGTAATTAAGTATGGAGATCAACAAAACCAAAAGGAATATAATCCAAGCTGGGCAAGTAGCAGTTGAGGAATTAATAAAAGTAGCTAAAGAGGCTATTGTTGATTCTGATGATGATATATCAGCAGATAGACTAAAAAACGCAGCGGCTACAAAAAAGTTAGCTATATTTGATGCTTTTGAAATATTAAATAGAATACAGGAAGAAGAAGATTTGTTAAATGAAAAACCTAAAAAAGTTAAAGAAGAAACAGCTTTTAAAGGTTTTGCTGAAGGTAGATCTAGATAATGTACGAGCAAACTCTATATAAAGTATTAAAAAACTATGTTGATTCTAAAACTTTAAATCACAAGAACAAACATAAGAAATGGGAATATGGCTACAATGAGGAATATGACATAGTAGTAATAAGTAAGACAGGTCAAATAGGAGAGGTGTATGAAATACAGAATCTTAAAATAGCTCTGCCAAAAGAAAATGAAGTCGTAAAGTTTGAAAACAATAAGTGGAATTATTCTGAATACCCTAAGCAATTAAAAAAAATTAAATCTGTATTCGACTGGGAAGAATATCCATTAGATTTTAAAGAAAAATGGTATGACTATATTGACAAAGAATTTACTAGACGTGAAGAAGGTTTTTGGTTTGTTAACAAAGACATTCCTACTTATATCACTGGTACTCATTACATGTACTTGCAGTGGTCCAAGATTGATGTTGGGAAACCAGACTTTAGGGAATCAAATAGATTATTCTACATCTTTTGGGAGGCTTGCAAAGCAGACCCAAGATCATATGGAATGTGCTATCTTAAAAACCGTAGATCAGGATTCTCATTTATGTCCTCAGCTGAATCGGTCAACCTTGCTACAATATCCACGGATTCACGGTTCGGCATATTGTCCAAATCTGGTCCCGATGCTAAAAAGATGTTCACAGATAAAGTTGTACCAATTTCCGTTAACTACCCTTTCTTTTTTAAACCGATCCAAGATGGTATGGACAGGCCAAAAACCGAGCTTGCTTACAGAGTTCCCGCTTCTAAATTCACCCGTAGAAAGCTTGACGCCAATACAAAAGTACAAGAAATTACCGGTCTTGACACCACTATCGACTGGAAGAACACAGGGGATAACTCCTATGATGGAGAGAAACTCAAGCTCCTCGTTCATGATGAATCAGGTAAATGGGAAAGACCAAACAACATCCTCAATAACTGGAGGGTTACGAAAACAACATTAAGACTAGGTAGTAAGGTCATAGGTAAGTGCATGATGGGAAGTACATCAAACGCTTTAGATAAAGGAGGAGATAATTTTAAAAACCTATATAACGCTTCAGATGTTACAAAAAGAAACGCCAATGGGCAAACTAGCTCGGGACTATATTCTTTGTTCATACCTATGGAATGGAATTACGAAGGATACATTGATTCTTATGGCATACCTGTCTTCGACACGCCTAAAAAAGCTGTAAAAGATCCGCATGGATCTGATATAAAAATAGGTGTAATTGAATACTGGCAAAATGAAGTAAATGGTTTAAAAGAAGATCAAGATGGTTTAAACGAATTTTACCGTCAGTTTCCAAGAACAGAAGAACACGCATTTAGAGATGAGGCTAAATCATCTTTATTTAATCTTACTAAAATATACCAACAAGTAGATTGGAATGCTGATTTAAAAAACAGCGGAATAATAACACAAGGCAATTTCCAATGGGTTAATGGTGTTAAAGATACTAAAGTTGTTTTTATGCCTAGCAAGCAGGGTAGATTTTTTGTATCCTGGATACCATCTGTTGAAATGCAAAATAGTGTTATAAAGAAAAATGGACTTAAATGGCCTGGTAATGATTACATGGGGGCTTTTGGCTGTGATAGTTACGATATATCTGGAACTGTAGATAGAAGAGGATCTAATGGGGCTTTACATGGTTTAACTAAGTTTAACATGGATAACGTTCCATCAAATCATTTTTTCCTAGAATATATATCTAGACCTCAAACAGCTGAAATATTTTTTGAAGATGTATTAATGGCTTGTGTTTTTTACGGTATGCCAATACTTGCTGAAAACAATAAACCTAGACTATTGTACTATTTTAAACGTAGAGGCTATAGAGGTTATTCTATAAACAGACCAGATAAAAAATACAGTAAACTATCAACTACAGAAAGAGAGATAGGTGGAATACCAAACTCTAGTGAAGACATAAAGCAAGCTCATGCTGCAGCTATAGAATCTTACATAGAACATCATGTTGGTTTAAAAGATGATGGTAACTATGGCGATGTTTATTTCCAAAGAACTCTTGAAGATTGGGCTAAATTTAATATAAACAATAGAACATCACATGATGCATCTATAAGTTCAGGCTTAGCTATTATGGCCTGTAATAAAAATAAGTATAAACCAAACCCAACATTCAAAAGACCTTCTTACAATTTAGGTTTTAAAAGATATAATAATAAAGGTACATTGTCAAAAATAATTGAATAAATGAAAATATATACTAATTCAAATAGCGCTTTTCCTAGTCAGGTAGTACCAGACGCTGAAAAAGCTTCAAGAGAGTACGGCTCTCAAGTAGCTTCTGCTATTGAAACTGAGTGGTTTAATCAAGGTAGAACAAACGGTAACAGATACCTTACGAGTTGGAATAATTTTCATAATCTAAGACTGTACGCTAGAGGAGAACAATCTGTTCAAAAATACAAAGACGAATTATCTATAAATGGTGATTTGTCTTATTTAAATTTAGACTGGAAGCCAGTTCCTGTTATATCAAAATTTGTAAATATAGTAGTAAATGGTATATCAAATAAGGAGTTTGAAATTAAAGCTTTTTCCCAAGATCCAGAGTCTGTAAAAAAACGAACAAAGTATGCACAAGCTATAGCGGAAGATATGTACGCTAAAGAGCTAATGCAGCAAGCAAAACAAGCTTTAGGTATTGACGCTAAGCAGTCAAAAATACCAGACGAACAACTACCTCAAAGTAATGAGGAATTAGAACTTCACATGCAGCTTTCCTACAAGCAATCAGTAGAAATAGCAGAAGAAGAAGCTATAACAACTACATTGGCTAGCAATAGGTGGCCTTTGATAAAAAGAAGAATAAACGAGGATTTAGTTGTCTGTGGTATTGCTTGTGCTAAGACAAGTTTCAACAAAACAAATGGTATAGTTGTTGACTACGTTGATCCAGCTAACTTAATATATTCATATACAGAAGACCCTAACTTTGAAGATGTTTACTATGTCGGTGAAGTTAAATCTATTACAATACCTGAACTAAAAAAACAATTTCCTAATATACCAGAAAGAGAACTTCAAAGAATACAGGAAATGCCAGGTAATAGGCAGTATATAACAGGGTGGGGTAATTACGATAGTAACACTGTTCAAGTTATGTATTTTGAATATAAAACATACATGAACCAAGTGTTTAAGTTAAAAAACACTGAAAATGGTTTAGAAAAAGTTATTCAAAAAACAGACGAATTTAATCCACCTCCTGCTGATACATATAATAGAGTTTCTAGAACTATAGAGGTTTTATATTCAGGTGTAAAAGTTCTTGGTACAGATATAATGCTAAAATGGGAACTTGCTGAAAACATGACTAGACCTAATTCTGATAGCACTAAAGTTGAAATGAACTATGCTATATGTGCTCCTAGAATGTACAAGGGTAGAATAGAGTCTATAGTAAGTAAGATAACAGGTTTTGCTGACATGATTCAAATAACACATTTGAAAATGCAGCAAGTTTTATCTAGAATGGTACCAGATGGTGTATTCTTAGATATGGATGGGCTTGCTGAAGTTGACCTAGGTAATGGTACAAATTACAACCCAGCAGAAGCATTAAATATGTATTTTCAAACTGGTTCCATTGTTGGTAGATCCTTAACTCAAGATGGAGAGCTTAATAGAGGTAAAGTACCTATTCAAGAACTACAGTCATCAGCTGGAAGTGCTAAGCTACAAAGCTTAATAATGACTTACAATTATTATCTACAAATGATAAGAGATGTAACAGGTCTTAACGAAGCTAGAGATGGTAGTATGCAAGATAAAGACGCTTTAGTAGGTATAGCAAAGATGGCTGCTAATCAATCTAATATAGCAACTAAGCACGTTAATCAAGCTAGCTTGTTTCTTGCTCTTAGAATATGTGAAAACATATCTTTAAAAATGGTTGATGTACTTTCTTTTCCTTTAACTAAAAATGCTTTAATAGAGAGTATATCACTATTTAATGCTAGTACGTTAGCTGAAATAGCCACACTTAATCTACATGATTTTGGTATATTCTTAGAACTAGAACCTGACGACGAAGCTCAAGCTCAGTTAGAGCAAAACATACAAATAGCTTTACAAAGTGGAGGTATTGATTTAGAAGACGCTATAGATATAAGGCAAATAAAAAACCTTAAATTAGCTAATCAGCTGTTGAAGCAGAAAAGAAAAAAGAAACTAGCAAGAGAACAGGCACAACAACAACAAATGATTCAAGCGCAAGCACAGGCAAATGCTAAAACTACAGAGGCTGCCGCTATGGCTGAGGTTCAAAAAAACCAAGCTATGACAGAATCAAAGGTGCAAGTAGAGCAAGCTAAATCACAGTTTGAAATTCAAAGGATGCAAACAGAGATGACGGTTAAGCAACAGCTAATGGCTCAAGAGTTTGAGTACCAAAAACAGTTAGCTCAAATAAAAATGGGCGTAGAGTCTGAAAAAGAAAACAAAATAGAGGATAGAAAAGATAAAAGAGTTAAATTACAAGGAACTCAACAAAGTCAATTAATAAATCAACGACAAAATGATTCAGCTCCAGTAGATTTTGAAAGTGGAGATTCATCACAACTAGGCACGTTTGGTTTACAAAATATAATGCCGCCTAGTTAACTATTTAATAATTATATAATATTTTATCATGTCAGAAGAAACAAAACCACAAGAACCCGTTAAACAAGAAGGCGAGTTCAAAGTTAAAAAAAGAAAACCTAAAAATCTAAGTTTACAATCTAAGGAAGAAATAACTAAGGTTGATTTAACAAAACCAGAAGCAACAGGTGAGATAGCTCCAGAGGTTATAAAAATAGAAGTACCTACTGAGGCTCTAAACAAAGAAGAAGATGCCATTCAAATCGGAGAAACAAAGAAGATGGATGTGGGCGAACAAACCGGAGATAGCTCTGGAATGGACGAACAAGTATCAAAGCCCGAAAAGGTTGTTGAAGAAATTACCCCCATCCAAGAAATAACAAAAGAAGAGGTAAAGGAAATAGCTCAAGAAGTTAAAGAAGCACAAAGAGATGAAAAAATCTTAGGTAAACCTTTACCAGAAAATATCGAAAAGCTAGTATCTTTTATGGAAGAAACCGGCGGAACTGTACAAGATTATGTAGCTTTAAATAAAGACTACAACTCTTACAGTTCTAAAGATGTTTTAAGAGAATATTATACAAAGGCAAAACCACATTTAGATCAAGAAGAAATTAGCTTTTTAATGGAAGATAATTTTGATTTTGATGAAGATGTAGATGAGCCAAGAGAAATACGTAAGAAAAAACTTGCGTTTAAGGAAGAGGTTGCAAATGCAAAACAATTTCTTGAAAGTTCTAAGAGCAAATATTACGACGAGATCAAGTTGAGACCGGGCGTTACTCAAGAGCAACAAGAAGCTATTAGCTTTTACGACCAATATAAGCAGCAACAAGAAGTTGCTACACAAATGCACGGTGATTTTAGAGACAGAACTAAAAAACTATTCAACAATGAATTCAAAGGTTTTGAATTTAATCTTGGGGAAAAAAGATTTAGATATGGAATTAAAGATCCGGTTAAAGTAGGTGAACTACAAGCTGACGTACAAAATTTCGTGGGTAAATATACAAACGAAGAAGGATTAATGACAGATGCTGCAGGTTACCATAAAGCGATGTATGCTGCTATGAACGCAGATAAACTTGCTAATCATTTTTACGAACAAGGAAAAGCTGATGGTGTAAAAAGCATAATCAGTGGATCTAAAAATCCATCTAAAGACGAACCTAGGCGAGTTGCCGACGGAAATGTATTTATAAATGGATTAAAAGTTAAAGCAATTAGTGGGTTAGACTCGTCAAAACTAAAAATTAAAACTAAAAAGTTTAACTAATTAAAAATTAAAATTATGGCAATTGCTCCGCAATTTGGTTCAATCGTACCAAGTCAACAACAACAAACGTTGGCAAACAACTACCTAAATTTTACAGGTGGACAAAACGATTTCTCACAACAATACCTACCAGAGCTTTACGAAGCAGAGGTAGAAAGATATGGTAACAGAACGTTATCAGGATTTTTAAGAATGGTTGGCGCTGAAATGCCAATGACATCTGATCAAGTAATTTGGTCTGAACAAAATAGATTACACATTGCTTACAACGACTGTACTTCAGCTTCTGGAGCGGGAACAATTACAATTCCTGTTACAGCTGCGGGTGCTGCTGTGCCAATTGTAAACGTAATTTCTCCAGGTGCAACAATAGTTGTAATGGATCAATTCGGTGGTGAAGCAAAATGTTTCGTTAGAACTTCTGACACTCGCTTAGCAGGTGGAGGAGGTAATCCAGGACAGTTAGTTGTAGAGCCTTATGGCTTCGCTAATTTAGCTGCTGCTGGTATCGCTGACGGTGCTGGAAAAAAGATATTTGTTTACGGTTCTGATTTTCAAAAAGGAACTTCAACTGCAAACGCAGCTGTAGGAGCAAATACTTACGCTGCTAACGCTAACCCTATGGTTACTGTAGATCCTAGCTTTACTCAATTTTCAAACTCTCCAATAATCATTAGAAGTACTTATACTATTAATGGTTCTGACACTGCTCAGATTGGATGGGTAGAAGTTGCTACTGAAGATGGAACTGGAGGATACTTATGGTATTTAAAAGCTGAATCTGAAACTCGTTTACGTTTTGAAGATTACTTAGAAATGGCAATGGTTGAAGGAGAATTAAGTGCTGGTGGACCTGCTGCATTAACAAATCAAAGTGGTGGTTCTCAAGGTTTATTCTCTGCTATCAGTCAGAGAGGTAATGTACAAACTGGATTTACAGCTGCTGCTGGATTAGATGCTTTTGATGCAATACTTAAAAACTTAGATACTCAAGGAGCTATTGAAGAAAACATGTTATTCTTAAACAGAGCTACTGCTCTTGATTTTGATGATATGCTTGCTTCTATCTCAGGTGGATTCGCTGGAGGTACTGCTTTTGGATTATTTGAAAATTCTGAAGAAATGGCATTAAATTTAGGTTTCTCTGGTTTCAGAAGAGGTTCTTATGACTTCTACAAAACTGACTGGAAATACTTAAACGATGCTTCTACTCGTGGAGCTATTTCTGGACCTGCATCTATTGAAGGTGTGTTAGTACCAGCTGGAACTTCTACGGTATATGATCAAATCTTAGGAACAAATATTAGAAGACCATTCTTACACGTGCGTTATAGAGCTTCTCAAGCTGATGACAGACGTATGAAGTCTTGGTTGACTGGTTCTGTAGGAGGTGCTTTTACTTCATCTTTGGATGCAATGGAAGTAAACTTCTTATCAGAAAGATGTTTAGTTACACAAGCTGCGAACAACTTCGTATTGTTCAAAGGAATCTAAGATTCAACAAATGTAATTCTTACCCTCGTTGTAATTACGGGGGTAACAATTACCCTTATAAAATTATTTAATTATATTATATTATGTCAACAAAAAAACAAACTAAACCTACTGAGTGGGAAATAAAAGATAGAAATTACTATCTAACAGGTAATGAGTCACCATTGACTTATACAATACCTAGTAAGCATACAAAAAAACATCCATTATTGTGGTTTGATGAATCAAGAGGATCTCAAAGAGAACTTAAGTACGCAACAAACCAAGCATCTGTCTTTGTAGATGAACACAAAGGAGAATCAACAATGGGTCATATAACTTTTAGAGACGGCGTTTTAGCTGTTCCAAAAGAAAAACAAAACTTACAAAAACTATTGTCTTTATATCACCCTTTGTCAGGGCATAGATTTAAAGAACTAAAACCACAAGAAAATGCTGTTAACGAATTACAGTGGATGGAGTGGGAAATACAAGCACTTTTAGCAGCTAGAGATATGGATATAGACCAAGCTGAAGCTGTATTGAGAGTGGAAATAGGAACTAGCATAAACAAACTAAGTTCTAAAGAAATAAAGAGAGATTTATTAATGTTTGCTAAATCAAATCCACAATTATTTATGGAGTTAGCAAATGATGAAAATGTACAATTAAGAAATTTTGGTATAAAAGCCACTGAAGCTAGAATAATAAAGTTATCACAAGATCAACGTGTATTTACTTGGGCTAGCAATGGAAGAAAATTAATGACTGTACCATTTGATGAAAATCCATATGCAGCGTTTGCTGCTTTCTTGAAGACTGACGAAGGAGTAGAAATATACAAGTCTATCGAGAAAAAGTTTAAATAACATGTAATACTAATATAGGGCTCGTTCACTCGGGCCCATATTATAATAAACAAATTAAAATGGCAATAAACGTAGATCAAGTTTATAAAACAGTCTTGTTAATAATAAATAAGGAACAAAGAGGTTATCTCACGCCTAACGAGTTTAACAAGTTAGCTACTCAAGTACAGCTTGATATAGTTGACACTTACTTTGAAACTATAAACCAACAACTACGAGTGCCGCAAAACGAAAGTGAATACGGCAACAGGTATAAAAGCGTACAGGAAAAACTTGACGTTTTTAAAACTATAGGCTCTTGTACTTATACGGCGCCAACTACCACGCAACCAGGTTTTTTTACAACCCCAACATCTTCAGGGACAGCTACTGGAACTCAAAACTTAACAGGAACACTAAACACTATATCATATCCTTTAACAACTATAACTCAAGCTCAGGTTGAACAAAGCCAAGTTGTTGTAACTGTTAATGGTGTTGTATACACCAACTACAATATAACAGGTGGTAATTTTAATTTAACAGCTGGAGCACTAGGGGTAGGCGTAAGTATAGTTATAACATTGTATCCTTTAGATTTTTATAAGTTAGGTACTGTTATTTATAATGACGACAAAGAGGTTGAAGCTGTTCAAAGAAATGAACTAGCTCAATTAAACTTATCTACAATAACTAAACCTTCAACTTATTTTCCAGTTTACATATACGAAGATAATAAAATAACTATATATCCTCAATCAATAAATTCTAACGTACAAGCTACTTACGTTAAAAAACCAGCGGATGTTGTTTGGAACTTTACATCGTCAGCTCCTGACTATACATACACGTGGAATCCTTCAACATCAGTTGACTTTCAGTTAGATATAACAGAACAAACAAATGTTGTTTTGCAAATTTTGCTTTATGCTGGAGTTGTAATAAAAGATCCAAGTATAGTTCAAGCCGCTGCTAGTGAAATTGCTCAAGAGGCACAAAACGAAAGAAACTAATATACAATGGCTATACAACCTACTAATAACGGATTAATAACTGAAAATTCTCAACAGTATTATCAAGGAACGCAAGACTTTAGAGGAGCTGGATCTGTAGCACCTAATCAAAAATTTACAACAGATTTTAATACAGACTTAATATTAGGAAGTCCTACTAGCTGGAATCCTAGTGACCCTGACTATGGCTTAAACAACTTTAAAGTTTACACAAGTCAAAGCGGTTTAGCTGGGACCTGGAGTCAATGGGTTACAGAAATAGTAGTTACTAATGGCAAAACTATATCTTTAACTGCGTCTCCACAAGCAAACGCTTTTATAGTTGTTCAATTAAAAACATTAAGTGGTGGTAAGTACGCCAACACAGAGGCTGAAAAAGCATACGGGCAAGCAGTAGAAGATAACTACGGAGGATATCAATATATTAAACTAAACGACATTGTTAGTAATTTCTTAGTAGGATATATAGGGCAAGGTAAATTAATACCAAACGCTAAAAGAACGGATGTAATATTCCACACTAAAAGAGCAATGCAAGAGTTTAGCTATGACACTTTAAAAAGTATAAAAAAAGCTGAACTAACTGTACCTAACGAGCTTACTTTAGTGCTGCCTCAAGACTATGTTAACTATGTAAGTATGTCTTGGATTGATGAATTAGGTGTTAAAAGACCTATGTATCCAGCCAACAACTTAACAACTAGCCCTTACTACACTCAAGCTCAAGACTCAGCAGGTATACCAACTCAAGATCAATGGGGTAACGACATAGAAGGAACGTCTATAACTCAGGAAAGATGGCATAACGCTAACACTGATTTTATTGACGGTAATTTTACCAATGATTTTACAAATGATATGTGGGCTTACAACTGGGGTGACTTAGGCAATACTATTGGATCTGGTTACGGAAGAATGTATGGAATGGATCCTCAGTACTCTCAAATGAACGGATGGTTTAATATGAACGAAAGAGAAGGTAAAGTTTCTTTTTCAAGTAATTTAGTTGGTAAACTAATAGTACTAGAGTACATCTCAGATGGACTAGCTTTTGACCTAGATAGTAGAATACCTAAAATGGCTGAAGACGCAATGTATGCTTATATATTACATGCTCTTATATCTACTAGAATAAATCAACCAGAGTACATAGTTCAAAGACTAAGAAGAGAAAAAAGCTCTAAATTAAGAAATGCTAAAATAAGATTATCTAATATAAAACTTGACGAAATAGTTCAAGTGATGAGAGGTAAATCTAAATGGATTAAACATTAAGTCACATGAGTTTTTCATCAAAATTTACGGGTAAAAACCCTATTAACAAACAAGATCCACCAAACCAGTCTAACGCTTTTTCAAACATAGAACATAAAGCTGAAGAGGCTTTAAACTTTCCACAAGAAAAAGCAAGACAAAGAACTGATGAGTATTTAAGTATTACTCCAGACAAAGATGGTTTAATGAAAGAGCAAAACTCTTTTGAGCACGGCGATACGGCTAGACATTATTTTGCTGGTGATCAAACTTCTAGATCAATACAAGACAAGTTAGGTTCTTTTGGAAAAACACTACCAGGTAAAACTATTGGTGTTATTGGTTCTAATGTAGGCGGATTAATTCACGAAGCTCAAAATATAAAAGAAGGCAGACCTATTTTAGAATCAGTAGAAGATGCAACTAATAATTTTGTAGGTTCACTTGGATCTTTGTTTTCTAAAAACACTAGCACTAAAATATTAGATAGATTAAAAAAATATTTACCAGACGGAAAAGTAAAAAATTAATACATGGCAGAGGCTAAAAATAGTTTCATCAAGTCTAAAATGAATAAAGATTTAGACGAGAGACTTATACCAAATAACGAATACAGAGACGCTTTAAATATAGCTGTCTCTAGATCAGAAGCAAGTGACGTTGGAGCTTTGGAGTCTATATTAGGTAACAATAAAGTTACATCTAACGAATATGATGAAGCTGGTGAGGTGATAGGGTATTTCGTTGACGACGCTAATTCTCTTGTGTATTATTTTAAAACAAACTGGAGTGGCGTTGCGCTAGCGCCAAGCACAGCCTTATGCCAGATACTAGTGTATAATTCTATACTTGATACTACAAACGTAAAAGTTGAAGGATATTGGTTGAACTTTTCAACACAAAGTCCAGTGTTAGGTGTTAATTTAGTTGAAAACTTACTATTTTGGACAGATAACAGAAATCAACCTAGGAAAATAAATGTAGAACAACCTTCTACCTATTACTTTAATGAAGACCAAATTTCTGTAGCAAAGTTTGCACCTATATTTCCACCTCAGTATTTAAATTTAAGAGCTCCTCTTATAAACAATTATTCGCCAGAGCTAGATACTTACCCTTCTACAATGACAAACGCCGCTGATCCAGACACTGTACCAGTAGGTGTATACGAGGTTAGTGACTCTAACTTAGCTGTAACTAGATATAGAAATGGAGACCCAATAGTTGAAGCACAGACTTTAGCTTCGTGGCAAGCCGCAGACACCGGTCAGTATGGAGCTTTTTGCTATTATGATGAATACATAGGAAACGAAGTTACTTATGGTGTTTTATACAACAAATATGCTGTAATGGATTCTAGAGGCTTAGCACCTATAGGATTTACAATACCAACAACTGCACAATGGAATGGCATTATAGGTGCTGGTGGAGCTACTTCTAATCTTTTCAAAAGCACAACGCTCTGGGACAATCCACCTCAAGCAAACACAAATGCTAACGGAATGAATGTTAAGCCTGGTGGTTGGAGACAAGGTGCGTCTAGCAGTAATGACTTTAGAGAATTAACTACAAGAGCTAGGTTTTGGACGAGTGATGCTATTACCGCAAATAATCTTTATGTTAACTTTAGTAACACTAACGCTTTACCAGTCACAACATTAACAAGTCCATCTTCTTACGGAATGTCTGTAAGAGTTATAAAAGAAGCAGGTTATAACGGTTGGAATGGAGATCCCGAGTTATTAAAAGATAAGTTTGTTAGATTTAGCTATAGATTTAAGTTTGACGACAACGAATACTCAGTAGTAGCTCCTTTTAGTCAAGATGTTTTTATACCTGAACATGAAGGTAAGTTTATTAATGATGATGAAACTCAGGCTTTTATTACTACTGTAGTTGAGTTTATGCAGAACAGTATTAACAATGCTGTACTAAACATTAAACTTCCTTGTATAGATATAATAAACAACTACAAAATAAAAGCCATAGAGATAATATATAAGGAGTCAGACAAGCAGGCTTATCAGATATTAGAAAAAGTAGATGTTGACGCCGCGTTTATAAGTAATTTAAATTATACTAATGTATATCAATACAATTATCAATCTAAGCAACCTATCAAAACAATGCCAGCGTCTGAGACCACTAGGGTTTTCGACAAGGTGCCTGTTAGAGCTTTAGCACAAGAATCTAGTGGTAATAGAATATTATATTCTAATTACGTAGAAAGTTACACAGCACCGTTAGGTTTAGATTATTACACGTCTGTAGCTGATAAATCTACTCAGCAATTTATAGAATATCCACAACATTCATTAAAGCAAAACAGAAATTATCAAGTTGGTATAGTTTTAGCAGATAAGTTTGGTAGACAAACTGATATTGTTTTGTCTAATTATGACGGTTTATTAGACGTCAATGGTGATCCTCAACCAGGCTCTAACGTGTTTTCTGATTACAACACCTTGCAATTTAATGGTAATATATTAAATTGGCCTGGTGATACGCTTTCTGTAAACTATCTTCAACCTATACCAGAAAACTCTTTAACATCGGGTTACCCAGGTGCTTATGCTCAAGGAGAGTATTATGCTGTAAATATTGAAGATGGAACTGGAACCACGGGCACAGGAGCTTTGTATCCTTATTTTGAAAGTCAAAGTTATCAATACTTTACCGCAAACACAACAAATTTAACAACAACATTTTTTGCTTATGCTATCAAAGCTGTTGATTTCCAAAATAATGCTAACATTCTCAATGTATATGTTAATGAAGGTAATGGTTGGATACTAAAAAAAATAAACGATGATTACACAGCAAGTGTTAGTTTAGCTCATGTAAACGTTGTATTTAATAACGCTATAACTCCTGGTTTTAACGTTAAAGTAGAGTTGTTGTTTGGACCTAATAGATACTATCAATATAAGTTAGGATCAGCTGGGGTGCGCTCAAATGGAACTGGGCTTATGTTTGATAATTTTACTACAAATTATGGTAGATGTTTTTCAGTTGGTAGAAAAATGTCAGGCCAGTATATAGACTACACTGATATAGTAACTGTAACACCATCCAGTTCGACACCTGTTTATAATATAACTATACAAACCTAAGGAAGAAATAGATGTTAAATATCTGTTCTCTAATACGCCAGATCTTCAACAACCAGAACCTGACCTAACGTCGAACATGACTCGTGCTACTTACGATATAAACGTAAATGGTTTTTACACTTATAAGTTTGGAGTAAAACAACAACAGCAAGATTATTATAATGTTTACTTACCTGGTATAATAAATGGTTATCCAATTAAAAGCTCTACTTTAGAAGAAGGAGAAACTGGTTTTATAACTTTAATATCTGATAATATAAACAAAGTACCTAGAAATTTACAAGACGTTGGTCCATTACAAGATCAATTTACGTCTGATGAAACAATGTTTCCTAGAGTAACAAATATAGTTCCTGTAGTTGTGAATAATTTTTCAACTCAAACAAAGCAATTTGATCCTGCATTTTCTCCTGACTCAGTTGATTTAGTTGGAACAATAAAAGATGTATTCCCTCTTTTAACCGGTGACGCAGCAAATCCTATACCAACAGCTGCAGGTGATGTTAACCCATATTCTATATATAATTTTAACACAAAACCTTACGTTGCTAAGCTTTCTACTAGAAAACCAGTTGGTTTAGACGAGTCGCTTTACACTCAACCCACAGGTACTGATCCATATCCAGCAAACTTAGGTTTAGCTATTTATGAAACATCTCCTTTCGTATCACAATTAGAATTATTTTACGAGACATCTTCAGCACAGCTTATATCTGATTTAAATTCTGATATACAAAACGAAAGCGGCGATATAAATGGATCTACTTTTTCGAGCGTATCAGTTTCTTTCTCTGAAAACGACGTTATAGGTAGTACTATAACTGGTAACTTTTTTCCAACTAGTGGTGGTCAAATAGTTACATCTGCCTCTTGTTCTATTGTAAATATTTTTTCTTACAATCCAACGACACAAGCCATAGACACTAATATAGATTATATAAGTAGATTTAACCTAGTGGCCGTTGGTAATGGTAGTTTTAATATAACAACAGCTCAAGGACCTAATGATCCCAATGGGTTTTTCGCCGGCGGTAGTAACTCAAACTTGTATGATGTTACGTGGAGAGGTAAATTTGAAGTTAATCTTAAATGGAGTTTAGGTGGTGTTGATACTTTTGAAACTGTAACTTTACAATTACAAAACGATCCACCTGTTATAATTAACACTTTACCTCCTTTTACAGTCCCTAACACTGGAGGATTGATAGTTGGTATGTATCCAAACGCAGGCGCGCGTAGCCTTAGCCCATTAGGTTTAAATGGTAGTGCTATAACATCCGGTGTTGGATATCCAACTAATGGTGATTCTGCGACTTTTAGTAGTAATAATGGTTGGGATTTTGTAGGTGCTAGGTATACAAACAATGCGGGTAGTGTAACATATTACGGTGTTTACCCTGGTAACTCAGGCACTTCTGGAAATATAAGTGATTTTGCAAGTATAGTATATCAAGCTAATCAAACAGCTAGTGGCTCAAGCCCTATTAAGTATAGACAATTTGTATTATCTGGTAATGCTACTACTGGTAATTACCAACAAGTAGGTGCTTATTCTTTATATTTTAGTCTTACAGACGACGTGGGAGCTGTTACATATACTTACATGAATTACACTGTTGGAGCAGCTAACTACACGGGTCAAGTAGTATACGCTTCATATACACAGGGTAATCCAAATCCAGCATATGAAGGTACTCAATCAGATATATCGCTAAATACTATTACTAGCTCAAACAATCTACCTATTTGGCAAGGTCAAATTCAAAACTGGACAGCAAATGATGTAGATATATGGATTGCTTCTAGTAAGCAAAACCCTGGCTTTTGTGATGTTCGAGGTTGTACTGAAAACGGAGGTACATATCCTGATGGTACACTAGGTAGTGGCACCAATACTGTTGGTGGATACTTTGTTAGCGATGTAACAAGTCAAGGTTCAAACCAAAACACAGGTTTTAACGGTTCTTTTCAAAGAGTTGCTAGATTAGAAGGTTTGTCTAGAACTTCAACTCAAATAACAGAAGGCGTTAGTCCAGGTGAAAAAAATCCTACACCAACAACCACCACGGGTACGTATAATTTTCAACCTAGCGCAGCGGTTAATTTAAAAATAGAAATGACCCGAAATCAAAATTGGCCAGGTGTTGCTCCAACTGGTTATGCTGGCGCTATAGTTACGTATCTTCCTGCTGGTCAAACACCAACTATACAAAATCCAGGAACAAATTTAACTGAAGTTATAATGGCAGATCCGCCATTCTACCCAAGAGGAGGTACTGGCACAACAGATCCAACCGTGTTTCCAACAGCGGTCCCATCAGGTGGATTTGTAGGACCATAACCTAAATAATTTAAAAAACAAGTAATAATAAAAATATGGCTACAGCTATACCAGTAAAGTATTATAACACATACGTTTTAAAGAAAATAAACAGACAGACTGGGCCTTCTAGAACTGAGTATGATTGGTATATTGAAGAATCTAGAATTAGAGGTGGCTATAACAATGTGCAGACTGGACTAGCACCTAGGGCTTTTTTAGCATCAGATGAAAACGCTCAACAGCTATTAGCTAATTCTATTATATATTCTGGCGTTGTAAATTCTAGAACAGGTGTAAACCAAACAAATGTTTTTCCATCTGGTCAAGACATAACTAGAACCGTAGACCCATCAAAAGGTAGTATACAAAAACTATACGCTGAGGATACTAATTTAACTATATTTCAAGAAAGAAAAGTAAATAGAGCTTTAATAGATAAAGATGCTATATATACTCAAGAGGGTTTACCAGTGCAAACCACATCTAATGTAGTTATTGGAGCTATACAACCATACGCTGGTGAATTTGGAATTGCAAAGAATCCAGAGTCTTTTGCTGTTTATGGTTATAGAAAATACTTCACTGATGCAGCTCAAGGATCTGTTCTTAGGTTGTCTAGAGATGGTATAACAGAAATATCTAACTACGGTATGTATGACTTTTTTAGAGATCAATTTGGTATACTAGAAGCTGGAAAAGCCATAGGTGGTTATGACATATATAACAAAGCTTATGTATTGTCTTTACAAACCTCTACAAGCCAATCACCAATAACTGTAACTTTTGATGAACAAGTAAAAGGTTGGACAAGTACATTAAGCTATATACCTAGACAAATGTTTAGTATACAAAACAACTTCTTTTCTACTAAAAGCGGTTCTTTATACAAACACTATGTTGAGTTTAATAACTCCGGTGCTGTTTTACCTAGAGCTAATTTTTATGGAGTTCAATATGATTCAACTGTCACTAGTATATTAAACACAAATCCTTCTTTAATAAAGACATTTAAAACAGTTAATTATGAAGGTAACTTTAACTGGTCTATGGAAAGCTTTGTCACTAACGAAGATTCAGCAAATCCAATTGCAGTTTATGCTTTACCAACAACTTTAGCTAGCATGGAAAGTAGTTTGTTTAAAAATGAATTCAAAAGAAAAGAAGATAAGTATTTTGCTAACCTAATAAATACTTCAGCTGCTGCTGGTGGCGAGGTTATATATGGTAGATCAATATCTGGAGTTAAAGGATTTTTTGCAACAGTAAAACTAAGAGCTACAAATACAACTAGCTCAGGAACAAACGAGTTGTTTGCGTTATCATCAAACTACTCTGAGTCATCTTATTAAATAAAATTAAATGGAATTAAAAGTAAGAGTATTAACAGATCAAGACTGGGAAACATTATGTGAATGGTGGGACTCATGGCCTAATTGGGTTAACCCACCTAAATCTTTTTTGCCTGACAATGGAAAAGGAGGTTTTATGGTAGAAAAAAAAGGTAAATCTATTTGCGCTGGTTTTGTATATCAAACAAACTCAGATGCTGTTTTATTAGAATGGATAGTTTCAGATCCAACTTACAGAGACAGCGATCGTAAAGAAGCTTTAGAGTTATTAATAAATAGCGCTGAAGCAGCTTGTAAAGAAATAGGTAAAAAACACATGTTTACTATAGGTAGAAATAGAAACTTGATAAATATACATAAGAACTTGGGTTGGACAGTAGATCCTGGCTCATCACATGAAATAACTAAAAACATTTAATATGGCAGTAGTAGCAGCGGTTGTAGGCGCGGGAGCATCACTTATAGGTGGAGCCGTGTCAGCAAATCAAGCCGATAAAGCGGGTAAAAGAGCCGGTAGAGCAGCATCAAGAGCTCAACAAGAGATAGATAGAATAAAGGCTGAAAGAGTTCCTATAACTAACCCTTATGCAGGTAATAGTAATCTATCTAGTTTAGCTTCTAATTTAAGCGACATGGTATCTAATCCTTTTGCTAGTATGTCTGTTGCTACTCAAGCTTCTGAAATACAAATGGAACAAGCGGATATGGCTTTAGCTAATTCACTAGATACATTAGCAACAACAGGTGCTAGTGCAGGTGGTGCTACTGCTTTAGCGCAGGCTGCTTTAGCTAGTAAAAAAGGAGTGTCAGCTAGTATAGAACAACAAGAAGTTGCTAATGAAAAACTAAGAGCACAAGGTCAACAAAAAATGGAAATGCTTCAAATGAGTGAAGCACAAAGAATACAAGGTATACAAATATCAGAAGGACAGAGAATGCAAACTCAAATGGCAGCTGGAGAACAATTTGTAATGCAAACAGAGGAAAACAGAAGTAACGCAGATTTAGCTAGAGCAGCTGGACAACAACAACAAGCTATGGCAAATCAAGCTTCCGCTAACCAAGCAAAAGCTCAAGCATGGGGTGGTGCTATAACAGGTGCGATTGGTGTTGGGACAGCTATTGGTGGAGCTCAAGAAGGAACTTTATTTAACCCGTAAATAGAAAAAACAAAACATGAGCGCATATACTAATCCAACAATAATACAAGATCTATACGGTGCAAAAGCTTGGGCCGATGCATCTAGTCAAGTTTCAGCAGCTTTAGTATCCGGCTTTAACCAAGTGGTAGAAGCTAGAAATAAACAAGCTGATATAGTAGAAAAGAAAAAACAAATATATCAGAAATCATATATATCTGCAGAGCAAAAAGCCTTAGAAGCCTCAGAAGCTAACTTTATAAAGCTAGAAAACGAAGGCGCTGATAAAGGTTTTATAGAACAAGCTAGAGAACAAGTTGAATACGAAATGTATGGAGGCGTTTATGAATACAAAGGTTTTAAAAAAGACTATGGAATAGGTACCATAAAAATGGCTGCAGAAGTTAATTCAAATTTAGACTTAGATCCGGATAAAAGAAAAGAATACCAAAGAGCTATAGCACGCCAACAAAGAACTTTTAACAACTTTTCTAAAGAAGCTGCTATACCGCTATCTGATAAAGATGATTTTGAAAAAGCAATTAGCGGTGAAGAAGGTTATTACTTAGCTGGAACAGGAGCTGGACAATACACTAATTACTTAGTAGGTTCTAGCATATATAATAAACCTTTACCTAGCAACGTAGAGGTTACAAACAGATCTTTTGAAAGAATACAAAACTCAAAAAACGATCTTGAGTCAGTCATGAAGCTTTCTTTTAAAATAAAGGCTGGAACTCCTGAAGCAGCATCTTATAGTGATGAAAGTAAATATCCTGTAGTTGATGGTTACATACATGTTGATTGGAGTAGAAACTTATCTGACGGTAGTTGGAGTGGTGATATGGCCAGACAAAATATAATACCCAAGATAGACTACAACACACAGGCTAAAGAGTTTAATGTAGTAAAAAACGGACAGTTAAACAAACAGTACAAGCATAAATTAGCAGGAACAAAAACAAAGGGAGATACTTTAGATCAAGTTAAGTCTATGGAGTTTGTTAATATAGATGGAGCTTTAAGTTCTATGAAAAATTTATTTAACGCTAAGGCAGGTACAATAACAAAAATGCTACAAGGAAGTCCTACAGATCAGCAAGATGCTTATAATTATCTAGAGTCCTTAGGTAGAGCTGGTATAGATTATGCTGAGCAAATTAAATCTGGAAAATTCTCAGCAGAAGACGTTCAGCAAGAAATACTAGGCTACATTAACGATGATTTTTTAACTCATTTTAACTTAGGTCAAGAAAGAGATTCTTCTGGTAAATTTGTTAATCAAAAAGTTAACGGATTAGAACTTCAAAAAAGAATGATAACACAAGAGCAGATAGACGAGCTTAAAGAAGCTGGTGTTGATGTAAGTAATGTTAAACCAAATACAGAGCAGTATTTCTACATAGAAGAAAGTGACGTTGCTAAAGCTCAAAAGAACAATAATCCTAGTAGAACTAATGTTGGAGATGCTAACGAGAGAGAATTACGAAAAAGCAAAAAAGTTCTAGATGAAGGTGAGGATGCAGCAAAAGAATACTTTACAGTAGCAAGAACCTTAGGGGCTGGAACAGGTGGTAGAAAACTTGTTTATGATCCTGTGGCACAAAAGTTTCAAATAGAAAACAAAGACGGTGATCCAATAGGTGATGCAATGACTTTTGAACAAGCTAAAAAACTTTATCGTTAATTAAATATAATATAAGAAATGGCAATAGATCCTATTTACATACACCCAGTTTTAGGTGAATTAACACTTGCTGAAGTGCAAGACAACGCTAATTACGAGGAAATGTCTTTAGAAGAGTACGTAAGTGCTTTTAATTTAAAGATAAAAGAAAAAGAACCAGTAGGAACTGGAACCGTATTAAGGCCAACAGAGGGAAAGCCGATAGTTGCTGCAGGAGAGAATGTACCTGTAGTAACGGAAATAGACGAGACATTCGCTTTGGAATCTCAGTTGGAAGATATTTTATCGGAATACGAAAAAGTTGAACCAGGAGGTATATTTGGTGACAAATATAACGGTACTAGAGCAGGTAAAATGCTTCTTGACGAGAGATACTCTAACATAAGAAGCAAGCTTAAAAAAGCATATACTGGTTCTGAAATGGATATAAATAAACCTATGTCTATTATAGATAAGACAGAGGAAGAGGTTCAAGAATTTTTAATGAATGAATATCCAGGTGTTTTCATAGAACAAACAGGTGTTAGAAATGCATTAAACATAGTTTTACCTGGAACAGACAACCCAATAGAACTAGACTTACAACCTTTTACCTTAGACGGTAGAGATGAGGCTGTAGATGTTTTAAAAAAACTAGATAAAGCTTATAATAGTCAAACAGATGAAGATTTAATTATTAACACTGTTGGTCAACTAGCTGATGTGTTAAATGAAACAAAAGACGATAGAGCTATAAACAAAGCTTTAGAGTCTACAGGTTATAGTGTATCTATAAATCAACCTAGCGGTTCTAGAAAAGACGGAACATATCAACCTTATTCTTATAATGTTCTAAAAGATGGTGTTGTTGTTCAAGAAAAATTAGATGTAAATAAGTTAAGGTCTTTTATGAAAGAAGATCTAGGAGATGAAGGTTATGAATCTATAAAGAAAAGTAGTTACGAAGCAACTAGCACTTATTTAGAAAATAAAGCTAGAGAGATCGAAGCTGAAAAAAAAGTAATTAAGTCTAATAAATCTCTAGACTTAAAATATTTTAAAAATACGTATGCAGAAGATATAATAGCAAACGTAAACCAAGTTTTATCAGAAGGTTTTAGCGAGGAAGAGCAAGATCAAATAAGAGAGTACATGGAAAGCAACGCTATAGGCGAAATGGTTTATAATGCTAAGCTGGATAAAATGATTAAAGTACCTGGAAAGATAGACGACGATATCATAAGAATGAGAAACTGGCGTGGTTTACCTGAAAGTGTTGTGGATAAAATAGAGCAAGCTGGTGGTGAGGATTTTATTAAAAACATGTACGTCGCTGGTATTAAAGAGTTAAAAAATCAAGAGTTGCTTGATAGATCTTCTACTATAGCAGAAAGAATAATGGCTAACTCTGGTGATCAAAACTTAATTAAACTAGGTCAGGGTGTTGCTAAAATTGAAAAAGAAAAGTTTGATGAAAGAATAAAAGCTCAAGTTAAAGAGTTACCTAATATACAAAAAAAGTTTATTGATATACTAAGTGAAAAAGCTAATGAAATTTCAAAAAACTCACCAGAAGGAACTAAGATTAGCATAGAGTATACACCAAGTGGTGAAGCTATATTTTCAGTATCTAACGATAGAAACCTTAGTTCTGAAGAGGGTGAGAAACTAAAGCAAGCTCAGTCAGAAATGTACAAACTACAGAACGACTTTGTTAATCTTCAAATAGACTACTCAGCTACTGTGGAGAACATGCAGAGAGAGGTTTCAGAATTTTACGCGGCTAATCCTGCTGATGCTGATGTTTTTAGAAATTCAATGAAAGAGTACGGTATAGGTGGTTTGTTGGCTAAAGATGTTAATGATGCCTTTGCTGGAATACTATTAGCAGCACCTACTTTAGTTGACGCTGACTGGGCTATAGAAGCACAAAAAAGATTAAACTCTAAAAATGACTATTTTGAAAAAATGGGTAGTTATGATGATGGTAATTTTGGTACTTACTTTTTTAGAACACTAGGTCAGCAGTCCGCTAACATTACTTTAGCTATAGCTACTGGTGGGGTAGGTTCAGCAGCGGGTTTATCTTCTTCCATGACAGCTAACGCTATTGGTGGTTTATTTGGTTTGTCTTCAGGAACTCAAACTTATCGTGATTTAAAAACACAACAGCAAATAGTTGGAACAGCTGACAAGCAAGCTAAAATAGCTTTAAACGCTTACGAGAGTGGCATTATAGATTTATATACTTATACTAGCACTATGAGAGATATAAACAAAACAAAAGCCATGAGTGAAATAAGCGACGCTCAAATAGTAAATGCTTCATTAGCTAATGGTATAATTGAAGGTACTGTAACTAGGTTTTTAGGTACAGCTCCTAACACTATAAAACTTTTAAAAGATTTTAAATCTCCCACGTCTTTAACAAGCATAGCTGAAAATTTATACGCAGGTAATTATCAAAAAGTAGCAAGTCTAATAGGTAAGCCATTATTGACAAGAGGTGCTGGTGAGCTTGCTGAAGAAGAGTTAATATATGGTGGTCAACAGTTTATAACAGAGTATGGTATACTTGATAGAGAATTAGATCTTAGCGCTTGGGACGACACTGCTATGTCTACTATAATAACACTAGGTGTTTCGCAAAGCCCAGGTGTTGCTTATTCTGGTATGGTAAATTATAACGCTACTAAAAAGTTTGAGCAGAAAATAAACAAGCTTAGAATAAACAACAACGAGCTTAGCACTTTAATACAAGATTCTAAATTAGATGATAAACAAAAAAAGCTGCTAATATCTGATATGGCTTCAAATCTTCAAGAGCAAGGATTAGAACTAGACAGGTTAGGTGTAGATATTCTTGGTCGTGATGTTAATGATATAAAAAGATTAATAGGTACTGAGTTAATAAAGTCACAGCTTTTATCGCAAGCAGGTGTTATGCCTGGTATGTCTGACGTTGACAAAGCTGAGGTTGTAAATTCATATAAAGAGTCTTTAACCAAAGAAGAAGCTAAAGTATTTGAAACTCAATTAAACGTATTAGATAAGCAGGTTAACAACATAAAAGAAAAACCAACTAGTACTAAAAAAGCCAAAGAAAGTTTAGGTGATCTATGGACTAACAACAACAAGTATTTAAAAAAGGTAAACAAAGATAATTATAACTCTAAATCTATCGAAGATCAAATAGTAGCTGTTATAAATCATGTAAGAGAGAGCGTTAGCAGAGAAAGTAAAAAAGCAGCAAAAGCAAATCCTGAGATTGTAGAGATTGTTGAAAACGAAACTATAAACGATAAGCCTTTAAATAATAAACAAAAAGAATCTAGATATAAAGAGCTTGGAGATCAAATGGCTTTAGACAGATCAAGAGCTATTTCCGTGGCTGAAGGTGTAAGCGCTAAAGCTAGTGATATATTTGCAGATGTAAAAAGTGTAAACATAATTGAATACACTACAGAGGAAGAGTTAAAGAAAGCACTTGAGGACCAAGGAATAGATGTTAATTCTAAAGAATATAAAGACGCTGTTTCTAAATTTAATAATGGCGAGACTTACGGTGCTGTGATGGGTAATACTATAATAACCCAAGACAAAGATCAAGCAAAGAAAGATTTAGATAAAGGGCAAATTAAAGCCGGAACAGTTATATTGCATGAATTTTCTCATATAGTTGATGACGCTCGTATAAAGCCTGAAAACAGAAAGCTATATGCTGAAAACTTAGCTGCTGCTGCCGCTAAAACAAATAACAAAGCTATACAAGCTGTAGATAAAAGTGTTAGAAGCATGCTTGATAATTTATACGCTAATGAAAATTTAACGTTTGAAAATAGTGAGAAGTATAGAGATGAGTATACTAAGTATATGCAAGAGTATTTGTATGCTTATGAAGATGAGGTACAGATAGAACAAGAAGATAGTTTTATGACTAGGGTTTTTAACAACACTAATCCTAACAAGCTTAATACTCCTGAGAAAGCCTTAAGTTATTTAGCCGCTAACAATGCTGCGTTTAGAGCTGGTAAGGTAAGTAAAAAAACAAAAAAAGCTTTACAAGAATTTGAAGGTAAAGACACTAAGTTTTCAGATAAATCTACAGTAAACAAGTTAGCTGTTGAATATAAAAATGATCCTAGTTCATTTAACACGGGTGATAAATATTTTGACTTTTTTACTCAATATCAATCAGTAGCTTTAGATGCTATGGGTTATAACGTTTCTAAAGGTGATATATTAGCTAATGAAGCATCTCAGTTTGTAGCTACAGAGTTTGAAAGCGTTATAAAAAACTATAAACCTGTAGACAAAGACGGTAATAAACAAGCTTTTACTACATACGTATTTAACGTATTTAAAGCAGGTAGAGCAAATAAGTTTTACAAACAAGAGTTTGCACCTAAAGATTTTAAACAAACTAGAATAGGTGTAGGATTTGATATAGCATCACAAGATTCTAACGAAACACTAGAAGAAAGAGAAGCTAGAGAAGCTAAAGAAACAGTATCTAAAATAGATCCTAGAAAGTTTAAAATTGTAAGTCCAGATATTAAGAAAATTGAAAACCTTGTTAACATATCTCAAAGTGACTTAGCGCCTTTCAATGCTGATTTTAAATCTATAAGTAGTAAGTTTGGAACTAAAATTGCTTCTTCTATTTATAACATATCAGAGGGTAAGCTTGACAAAAACGCAAACCTAACGTATGCTAAAAAAATAACAAATGGTATACCTGAAAACTCTGAAGCGGGTAGAATACAAGATGATTTTAGAAACGATCAAGAAGTTAGAAAATTTATAAAATTACTACCTCCTACAAATGTAACTTCAAAAGAATCTGAAGTTGGGTCTAGAGGAGAAAAAATTCCTGTGTCTAAAGATATTCAGGGTAGATCTATAGGTTTAAAAGGTAGAGTATTAAATTATTTTTACGCTGATAAAACAGGTGAGCGATCATCTGGATTAAGCAGTCAACCTTTTATAAGAAAATTAAAGCCTGAGTTTACGGGTAGTATTTCTACTCAAACTATTAAAGATCTTCAAGATGCTATGGGTATTACGCCTGCTGGAGAATTAAATAGATATGATAGAAATATAGGTACCTTTCTAGGTGGTATAGCTAAACTAAAAGGTTCTATAATTGCTAACACTATAGCCAGAGACAAAGCTTCTAAGTTAGATCAAAAATCTTCTAGATCACCTAAACAAATACAAGCAGACATAGGCG